ATATATATAACAACCGCTACAGAGAGAGCGTATGATTTACCACACCCTCGTGGAGCTAATATTGCTAATTTACGTTGCCTCATATCTTTAGGGTGAGTTAATGACTTAACTATAATAGCTTCTTGTAGGGGTCTTAATTTTAATGGTCTTTGTTTATTGTCTATTAAATAAGACTCACAAAACGCTCTTACGAGCATCTTCATTTTAGATTCGTCGTTTCTTACAGATTCAAATAATTCTTCAAGAGAACGTGTATCATATACGTTCTTACCTGTCAGTGCTGTCTGTAGTTTCTTTCCCTCGTTCTTTATCGCTTGGCTCACCTAAGTCCTCCAAAAATTTAGCAAATCCTTCTGTCTTCTGTTCGACAATAGTTGGAATCTCTATATTTAATGCTCTGAATTCCGTATGTATGTCACGAACGATTGAATTTCTTTGGCGCAAGAGCTCTGTTCGTAAGTTAACATCCCGAATATGTAGAGAAATTTCTTCCCACAAAATATCTTCAAGAGCAAGATTGCGAGCCAACAGGCGTACAAGTTCTTTATGACGTTCATATTCTCCTTCTCCTACCCGCTGGCTTAACCGCTGCTCGTACTCGTGTTCGTTCAAAGAGTCTTAGCGCTAGCTAAAGCTTCCTTTGTTTCTGCTTTGACCGCGGCAACGAATTTATCATCGTTCTGGTCCCATACAGACAGTATTACATTTCTGAGCATTGCATCTTTTACATGCTTTTGAGCTACTTCATCTAGCTTCTCGTAAGCTTTCAACTGGGCTGTCGTTAAATGTACATCCAATAACTTCGTTATCTCAGCTTCGTGGTTCTTTAGATAAGAACCTCCAAATTTGTATATTAACGCTTTTACAGTTGGTTGAGTGTATGCAATATAAGCAACAAGTGCTCCTATGACTCCAAGCGCGAGCATAAGCTCGGGTGAGTCTACTAATGCATCCAGTATACCATCTAACATTCCAGATTCGCTTACTTCATCCGCAGTAACGTTACCGTTGGTCATATTCGTATTCTCAGCGGTCTCGTTAGTTGCTGTTTCGTTTGTTGTGTTGTTTACCATGTTTGTCTCCATGTTTGGGGCTCCCACGGTGGCACTTGCGTAAAGTATCCTGTGGAGCCGTGGCCCTGTGATGAGAGCCCAATAAACAGATAGAAACTCTACCTATATAAAGTTTACTTCTTACCCTTCTTCTTAGGCTTCAATGAGGGGTATTTTCTATAAACTGCTGCTCTTATCCCTGCGGGACGTGGAGCATTGTGGGCTAACTTGAGAGCTGACTTAGCTCTCTTACGCGTGTTAATAGGAAAGCTTCCGGCTGGCGCGCCTCCAGAAGGTCCAGCAAATGCTATACCCTTCTTATACTTTCCTACATTAGAACCACCCTTCTTTTTACGGGCGGCTGCTTGTTTCTTCTTAGCTGCTGTTTTCTTGCGTGGTGCCATTACTTATCGCTTTTCTGTAGCAGTTCGAGTATATCATTTAGCTTAGATAGAGTAGAATTAAATCCATTATCATTCTCATTTTGATAATTCATATTTATAAAATTCTGTTTATCTATTTTAGCTAAAATTGTTTTAGTGCAACAACAGTCGCAACATGTTTCTTTAGTTTCTTCTTCTTCTGTCATAGTTTCTCCTATGTGTGGTCTCCGTGGGGAGTCTTACTGTGTTGTCTCTTTCCAATGTGATGTTTATGATGTTCCCTACTAGCTATCTCAGATTCAGTTACATCTCTAATTTGATGTAAAGCTGTTTCCTTACTTATAGGGTGTTTTTCTAAAGCATGTGTCTTGCCACCTACGTGACTAAAAACTTTCTCTCCAGAACCACTTTTTCTCATTGTAAGAGTTTTATCAATATTGTATTTCTTATTTTGATTTTCTGCCATCTTTATTTCCTCTTTTTTTGAAGCTTACCTTTACCGTCCCTATATTCACCCTTCTTAGTTTTACGCTTTGAGGGCTTTTTACGGGGAACACCATTCTTTTTAAGCTTCCCTCTTTTATAAGCCATGCTTATTCTTCCTCTTCTTTTTCTCTGCAACATCCTTTAGGGATGTGTTTATTTGTTACATCCTCAGGGATATATGATGCTAAGACTCCTAGAGCTGCTATCTTAACTTCAAGCCCGCTTATCTGTGCCTTCATCTTCTCTATATCTTGCAGAACTATTTCTCCTTCGTAGTCGTTCATTTTTTTATTTCCTCTTCGTGTTCATGGTCATCTCCATTACGGAAAGTACCTTTTCTTGTTTGTTCTATCTGACTGTTCTGTTGAGCAGTCCATAACTCTAATACCTTATATATAATAACTAATGCAGGTGACCCTATGATTAGTAGTACTGACTTATAAGATTCTATATCTTCTACTATCTCTGGATGACGGAATGCCATCGTTACTAAGAATATAGATAGTCCTACCCATGCCATTACGACAGGTGCTGCTACTAACATCATCATGAAGTTAGCGAAATTCCCGTCAGGGTTTGCTGCGTCTTTTTTATGATTACTCATCTGTTGCCTCCACTCTTATCATTGGAATATCAAACTGTTGTTGATATGTATAATCTTCTAACTCCTCGTCCCATACGAGTAATGCTACCCACATGGACCACGTACCTTCTGTTTCGTTAAGTTCTTCGAAAGTAAAGTTAAGCCAGTGATAATCCCAATCTTCACCATTGACTGTTAAATATAAATCTGTCCAGTTATAATTACCAGACTCTTCGTGCCATACGTCTACATAAACTAATACAGAAGTACTATAATCAAAACAATCCGTATCTATATCTGTTAATACGGATATACCATCAGCATTGGGGTCTACCCAGAAAACAGACATATTATCTGTCTCTTCGTTATACCAACCGGGATAGAAATGCACAGAGGTATGGTTACCATGTTCTTCTTCATATTCATCTTCGTAATCGCATGAACCATCATCTTCCGTAGCTTTATCATCATAATTATTAGCTTCTGTGTCTGTACAACCATATATGGCCGCAGTTTCGTTAGAACCATTAGTACCATTAGGGTTGTCATTTATAACTACACAACGTCCATCATCATGCGTAGCATTGGGTTGATAATTTTCAGCTTGAGAATTAGTACAACCATACACTATGATTAAAAAGTTACAGCTGCCATCATCAAAGGTGGCATCTGGATTGTAATTTGTAGCGTCGTGTTGTAGACAGCCCCCGAGTGGGCCATCATCATCTCCATTCATATAATCATGAATAATAGACATGTTGGCCCCCCCACTAAGAAGCGCTAATAAAATTATAGTGATTATAGTTCCTATCTTTTTACCCACTTTCGTTTCTCCTATCTTATCAGCAGCTTTGCCAATAGTCTCGAATAACTTCTCCTCATCGTCATCGTCAGGTCTTTTAGCCCCACCAATGCCGAGAATCTCTCTTTCTTCCTCAGATATAACATTGATAGCACCATAATCATCGCGCGCCATGTATATTTCTATACAGAGGATATATATAAAGATTACTCTTAGTCAAACTCTGGAAATTGGGTCTGTGCATCAAGTTGTATTAGTCCTTTCGCTTTCGTATCAATGTCTGCGTATGTCTCTTTACTTTTCTTGTATTTAGGCTTCCACTTAGGTATCTCTACATCACATGGTCCACCGTTGTGTTGTTTATTAAACGAACACCACTTACAGAGATTTTGGGGAATTTGTTCATAGCGTTCCTCATATTCCTCACGCTCTTTTAAACAATTGTGTACCATCTTAATTAAGTCCTTGGCTTCATCAAGCACGCTCTGTGTAACTTTCACAAAGAAGGTATCATCAAAGCGAAGGTAATTAACGCCCACAAATTTCGGCATTTCGCCCATCTCTAATGTGTACAAGAATGCATAGATAATCAGCTGGCGATAATAATCCTCTGGGAGGTATGCACCATAGCGCTTACTGGTCTTGTAGTCCAGCAAAGTTGTACCACCATCGAAATCATTACACACTGCATCAACAATGCCTATTACTGCGTAGTCTTTAGACTTAACCCACTTCTCAGCATACTTCGGAGCTACTGAGTTCCAAGCCTGATATTTGTTTTTATATATCTTCCACTTAACCATCTCAGTCAACTTCTTGTTAACACTCTTTACAAAATTCTGGAGTATATCTTCAGTCTCGAGATACATATTATCCATCTCTTCCTTGGTGTGTATTTCCCACAACCATTTATGTTTGGCTACCTTGTCTTCCCAACCTTTTTCGAACTCTTCTTGGACCCATTGTTCTGGGGCTCCCTTTTCCCATACTGACAGGGATTTGAATTTCTTCTTGAAAAGGTCTTCTAAAACTTGGTGCACTAAGGTTCCACGGAATAAATGAATTGTTTTCTTCTCAGGTATCTTAGCGATATACTTGTAGTAAAATTCGCGGGGGCACTTCATGTAAGTGTTTATCTTAGAAGGCGATAACCGCATATGACTGGGTTCCCATGTCACGCCATCCTCACTTTCTGTCATTGTTCCATTCTCCCGCACTACCGTTCACTGTAAATATTGTTTTCATTTCGTAGGGTTTCCCACACGTTACACATACCATGCCGTAAGTCTTTACTTCCTTACATTGACACTTCTCTGTATCAGCCAAAAAGGCTGCGTATGACTTGCCATGAAAGCCATCAGGCTCTACATCGCATTCACAATCTTGACCACAGGGGGTCTCTGTTTCTGCTTGCTTTTTTTCGTTCATCGTTTCTCCATTTTGAGTACTGTAGTGGTAATACGCTGGGTATATTTAAAGGTTGTTGTTGGTGTGATTTATAGAGCTTAATAAAGACCCTATATAGATATAGTATAACCACTAGTATTGCTTTATATAGGTTTCAAAATTTAGCTCGATTTGTTTGAACCCCTACCCCTCGTTGTGGCGTGGTGGGGGCCTTGATTTTTTAGACGGGGGGTGTTTTCAGAGAAGAGACAAAAGAGATGCATAAATGATGACCGGTTTCTATATCTTAGTATATAAACATAGAGGTAGCTTATATACTTGTTTAACCCATAAGCTTATATACTTGCACGCCATGTGTAATATAGAGGTAAAAGAAATGAACACCACAATAACACAACAGCAAGTAGATAACCACAACAAGGCAGTAATAGCCCGCACAGTGGCACAGCACATATGGGCACAGACATCCCGCATGGACACCCCGACCCGTAATTCAACATGGAACAGGGGTTAAACATGTTATTAAAGGAAGTGGGCACAGTATCCATGACCCTCGAGGGACTAAAAAAAATCGAAGACCTTTTGGATAAACAAATTAAAAAAGATAAAAAAAGAATCGAAGAATACGATGCAAAAAATTTCATCTTTCAAGCAAAGGATTTAAAAAAATAAATCCCCCCCTCCCCATTTTTTTTAAAAAAGTCCCAAGGTTTGGAGGGGGTGGCACTCATTTTCAACCCCGGTTCCCACTTCAACCATACCTTTATATGCTCGCTCGCTATGGTATATTAGAGGTAAAACAATGGATTCATATCAAACATATTTGTCAGATGTATTAGTCGTAATGTCTATAGCATCAAGGCAATACGCATAAGCATATAGCATATACAGCACACGCCCATATAGGGGGGCGACCCCTCTATACCCCCCCCTCTATCCAAGGTTTGGCGCCCCAAAAAGGGTGAGCGGGACGTATATGCCCCTATATATACCCCCTCGACCCTTATATACTAAAATGACCCATACCTTTATATACTTTGTCGCTACGTTAATAATAGGAGTAAAAGATATGAGTGAACACAATCAACTAAATTGGACAGATTTCCTTCTATGCATAGGCATGGAATTGGCTTATTTTAAAAATGGAGAAAGGCCGATACAGGAACAATTAATCGCAGAAAAAATAATGGAAATAAATGGAGGTAAAATTTAAATGGATTTAATCATTTTTAGCTTAGCAATGAGCATTTATATATTAAGTAATGTATACTATTTTTTAGTCACATTCTATTAATTTTCTAACATCTAGTCAAAGAACACGAAGGATAGACTTCTAGAATCTTACCCTTCAGGTGTGAAACTTTCTAGTCGTTTTAAATATTCGGGTATAATCCGAAGAAAAATAACGTTGGCCGTTTGACAACGGAGAGCGAAGCACAAAAAAGCAAATATATCAAGAGGCACGCGTGTCTAGGGTGTATTTGACTTGGGCCCACCGGAGGCACGCAGTTGGAAACCTGTGGTTAGTGTGAGGGGTTCTGGAGCACCCCAGCCAACAACCTTATTATACTGGTCTGATAGTGTAGTGGCCCAGCATCTTAGGCTTTCGACCTAAGGACGGGGGTTCGAATCCCCCTCAGACTGCCAGTATTCATATATAAACCTTTCGGTTTCAAGGTTTGGGGCCTAAAATTTCAATTTATTCCATCTGAGCACAAACAATTTTCAAAAATGTTGAGCGGAACCTAAAGGAGGGTATATAAGGCAGGAGGAGGTTTATATACTATTTAGAAACAAAGCTTTATATACTCTCTCGCTACGTTATATATAGAGGAAAATATGTATAAAATAAAACTATTAACACATTTAATTAGATTATCCGATGGTCACGTTATGCCTGATTGGATAGACTGTAAAGACGAGGCACACGCTAAAGAAGTGCGTCGAGCAGTAGATAACCGTGAATATGACACAGATAACCATTCAATAAGAATAAGACGTTATCCTGTAAGCCGTCATAAGATTGATGTTGAGCTTTGGGAAGCTGACAGATTTATAGGAAGCCCAAGAGGATTTTGGTAAAATGTTTAAAAGTCAATTTAAAAGATTAGTTCGAGAAGAAAAAGAAGCATTATCTTATTCCACCGAACAAGAAAAAATCCAAGCTCGAATTTGGGATTGGAATGTTAAAAGCTTAATAGGTGCATGGGCATCTTTAGCTAATGGCACCCATAATAAAAATGATTGGAATCATTTTGCTAAACACGTTTTAAGTGAAGTTATCGAAATGGATAAAATAATAAAGGAGGTTGAAGATGCTAAGAAGTGAAGTTATAACCGGTATCGGTGCTTTAAGATATGCCTTAGAAAAAAATAAAGGTATGTCAGAAAGGGACTTAGAATATTATGACGAAGTTTTAACAAACTGTAGAGATGCAGTTTTATTAAATGAAGCCAATGACCCCTACGCTAAGTAGGGGTATATAAGGCGCCAAGGTTTGGGAGCTGCGGACGGCAAAAAACGTGAGCGGGTTCTATATCGCTATATATAAGGGTGGAGGAGACTTATATACTAAAATGACCCATACCTTTATATGCTCGCTCGCCATGTTAAATATAGAGGAAAAACATGAGTAATGAATCGAAAACTATGAGCATGTGGCACGAATACGCCTTAAATGGTGGAACGTGCGAATTTGAGGTATTTTATGCCCACACGAGACCAAACCAAAAACTTTTGGTTAAGGTAGCACGGGGGAAACAATTATGTTAAGCCGTAAACATTTTAAAGCTATGGCAGATATTCTTAAAGAACATAAAGCCGATGGCGTTTTAATAAGAGACATGGCAGATTTTTGTTATGACTCTAACAGTAATTTTGACCGAGCCCGTTTTTATGATGCGTGCGGATTAGAATTATAAGCAAACCTCAAGGGTGTCCACCTCAACGCGTTAGGTGGTCTTGCCCGCTGGCTCGGTGTGTGCCAAATGTATAAACACACCACCTCAAGGTCTAAGCTCAGTCATTAATGTGGCGCTCTTAGGCCAGCGAGGTTTTTTAATTTCAAAGTTTGGGCCCCAAAAATGTCGAGCGGGTTCTATATCGCAGTATATATACCCCCTCGATACTTATATACCTTTTTGAGAGAAACCTTTAAATACTCTCTCGTTAAAGAGATATTACTATGAGTGAAACACTAAAAGAAATGTTAAGAGCATGGGAGCAATCCCGTAAAAACCCATCTAACACCCCTCTACCTGAGAGGTTTTATGATGTTAGGAAAAGACCAACAGGTAAACCAAAAATGAAAGGACACAGTTTTACACCGATAGGTGAAGCACTGAGATGCCGAGAATTAGGTTTAGATAAAAAAATAGCAAAGGAGATAAAAAAATGAACACTGAACAGTTAATCCAATTAGGATATGAAGAAGAAGATTTATGTGAAGATTGTGGCGACGCAATCGCAACCACATTAAGAGGTTATGGCGTAGGACAAAAACAAGTTTGTTCTGACTGTAATTGTGAGATGGGGTGGTAAAATGCCTCGCCGAGAAGAATTTAAATATGAATATGAAGGTGGGTCTTTCGATTTTCATTATGAAGAATCGGGAGCTACTTCAGAAGAAATGCAACACGCAGAAAGTTGTGAATGGATATATGGTAATTGCACTTGTAAAATGCACGAGATAGATAATTATGATGTCCACGACGACGGTGAATATTAAATTTAGGGGGGCCTAAACTCCCCAAGGTTTGGCGAAAAAAAAATTGTTCACTTCGGAGGGCGTCCCTATATAAGGGATTGGGCGTCCCACTTTAACACCCTCCTGTTTAGAACATTTGTCATTATAAGGTGGCGTGGGATTCTGACAAAACGTTTCCATTCAGGTGAGAACCCGCACATATAATTGAAATCATGACGATACATCTTAGAGAGAATGAGAAAGTAATAGTGGTATGATTCAACATATACGGTGAGTTATCTAATTAAGTTTGAGAAAGGGCGTCCTACGGCACTTTAAATAATATACTCCTAACAAGGGACTTAATGTATCTCCAAGAGGGATGGGTCTATACTTATGTCTTCTCTTTCTATGCTAACGTGCGAATGATTTTTATATGTTCACGCCTATTATATAGCTATATAAACGTAAGTGTGAGAAGGGATTTCTTGTATACCCTCAAAGCCAAAACCCAACTACAATTAGTAGTTATTTTTTTCGGCTCACTTCTAAGTATCCCCTCATGCACTTGCACGTTGGGGCAACTTCGAATACTTTAACCCATTGGGATAGGTTTATTCAGTCACTCACTAATACAGGGTATCCCCCGTAAACGTAAAATGGGGAGACTCTTTTACTCTCTCTCCCCTGTGAACATTTTAACGCCTTTAACTTTCGAGGCTACTTAAAGCTTCTGTCAATTCAGCAAGATTAATCTTACCACTTTTAACAGCGTCTATAATAGACTCCGGTGTCGCTTTGACTTTTAGGGTCGCAGTTCTACGGGATGCTTGAAGCTCTACTACTCGAGTCGCTAACATAGATGTAAATTCTTCATTATCTTTTACAGACAATAATTCATTTAGAGCTACGAGGGTGTCAATTTTGACTCCGGCAGGTAATCTTTCGCCTTTCGAAGTAGTATAACCGATAAGACTCATAAGACTCTTAACAATTCCACTATCTCGAGGGGCTGAAAGGTAATCCATAGCGGTTCCCTTTTGCGTATCTGTCGATGCAGGCATATATTTTTTCCTCCTTTTTTTTGACCGTTTCCGGTATATTACACATGGTTTCAACCTATATAAAGGTATGGGTCAAAACAGTATATAAAGCTCGAGGGCCCTTATATAGTCCGTTATATCTTCCGCTCACTCTTTTTAGAAATTTGCCGCCCAAAGTTTGGGGTATAAGCTCTAAACATATAAACTCTAAAGAATGCAATTTATAATATGCTCTATTAATCACCGTCGATAGGGCCACGTGAGAAAAATGCTCAATAGAGCCTATATAAAACAATGCGTTGCTCGAAGGATATAAGGGGGTGAGAGATTTAGCAAGCCCAATAGAGCCTACGCATCGGTATAACGCTGTGAGAACATAAGGTTGGTTCGAAAGCTTTAAAGCTCATCCTCCAAACCAGTTCAGTATAGAGCCTTTTCTTTTTTATATGTGTGAAGAAAAGAAGTGGAGTAATACTATTGTTATGCTATATTATAATAAGCTCTACTAACCAATGCTCTATTAAGATACTAATATGCTCTATTAAGCAACTATTATGTTATCTATTAAGCTATGTATTATATATCATAATAGAGCCTTATCTTAATATAGTATAATATAGTGAAGTAGGTTGTATATAAATCTATCGCTATAATTCAAAGATGATTAGCGGGATTTAATACGCTTACAACTAAGCACGAAGTTATATGTTTGCACCCCGATTTCCGCCGAAACCTTTAAATACTTTCAAAGCATCTTAAAGTAAGGTTAAAAAATGAGTCAAGCCAATTTGAAACTTAGTGATATAGAGAGTAAGCTCTCTATGTTAAGCCCAGAACAAATATATGCCTTAATGAATGGAGTAGTAGTAAACAATAGAGTTCATACTATTGATTATTCCCATAAATTAAGACGTATAAAGACTACTGAAGTATATTTCAGTGCAGAACCAAAGCCACATCAGTTAATTAATGATAGGCCAATGAGTCCAGAAGAATATAATGGACACAGGCAAGGCGTATGGGAACAAATCCGTAGTGGAGTAGACCTATGACCAAGCCAAAAGAGTTTATTGTAGAAGGTGATGATATAGTAGTTGAGTCATTACGATGGTATAAGATAGGTATAGATAGAGCTTTGTTCTTTAATAGTAAAGAGTTAGTTATACCAGCCGAGTTTAAAGATACGTATGACTTAGGTTATGCGTATGGAGATGAGCTTCAAAAGAGAATCTTAGGAAAGATAGGGATAGAGATATGAATATACTAACGAAAGAAGAATATAATGAGCTATATGAAGCAGATGGTTATACCGGACTACCTAAGTGTAAATGTTGTGGTCGTATAGATACCGATTTTAATATGTATAATGAGGTCATAGATGAATAAAGACATAGACCCTATAAGAGTAGATGAGTTCGGAATAGAAGTATGCTTAGTATGTGATTGCGCAATAGAGCATAATAAATGCCTTTGTGATATGAGAGGTTGGTAATGACATACGAGCATGAAAGAGATATACCATACAAGCAAAAGATAAGTTCATATGAGATAAAGTTCTATGATATGGATGGTAATGAAATGCTTATACCTGATAAGCCATTATCACAAGCATATACAGAGATAGACCAAGCTATATATGAATGGGAGATGGAAGATGCCTAAAGACCTAACGATAGAAGATATAAAGTTAGCTATTCAAGGTGAAAGGAATTTCCCTATGGTATATGTTAATGGTTATGATGATGTAGACTATAAGTTTCTATATCAATTATGTAAAGATATAAACCCTAAGACAGAAGATAATATGTATAGTGTTAGTCAATCACTAAAGAAAGTTATAACCTCCTTAAGATATATGGAGGACTATGACTATGAGAATGTGGTTAGAAAGATAAGAGGATATTGTTAATGGAACTTATATGTTTAGGATGTGGTGATGATATGTTTGCTAATAGAGTGATATGTGAAGTATGTTGGAATGGTGAATGATATGTGGTGGACTGAGTTTAATAGTATTAAAGACGCTGAGAATACAGTAGGAGGATTGTCTAACCCAAGTAAGATGCCCACATACGCATGGAGTATATCAGCTAAGAGATGTAATATAGGAAGTAAATTAGCTAAGGTAGAAGGTAGTGTATGTAATAAGTGTTATGCACTGAAAGGTATGTATCAATTCCCTCAAACACAAAAGGCTCTTGAGAATAGATATAGTAAATGGAATGATGATAGAGATAAATGGACAAATGCGATGATATACTTAATGCACAATAAGAAACATATAGTAGATACAGGACACTTTCGTTGGTTTGACAGTGGTGATATACAAGGAGAGGCTATGCTTAAGGATATGAACCATATAGCATGGTCATCTCCACACATACGATTTTGGCTACCGACAAAAGAGTATAAACTTGTGAAGTCTTATTCACAAACGAATGATATAGCACCCAACTTAATTATACGAGTGAGTAATCCTAATGTTAATAGTAGCACGTTAAGTGGATATAATTATATATCTACTGTATATTCAAAAGATATGCTTGAGAATAGCGAAGGATATATATGTCCTGCATCTAAACAGAATAATGAATGTAAAGAGTGTCGTGCGTGTTGGAATGATAAAGTGAGTGAGGTAAGCTATATAGCACATTAGATATGAGTGATGCGAGTGATATATTTGAACAGCTTATAGCTATGATGCTTATGGGAGAGATAGATAAGTATGGTTTAGAATTAACACCTAAGATAGAAGTAGATGAAGCTGAGATATGCAAAGCGGAGAAGATGTATGAAAAGAAAGAGAGTAACTAAAGAACCTTACGAGGGTTATACGCTACCTAAGAGTGCTGAGAAAGGAGGACAGTTTATAGACTTCAAACAAGCATATAAGGAAGCACCGACTAAGGTAGCAGTTAAAAGAGTAAAGATAAAAAAGAGAAAGAAAGATGAGTAGTGGAGAAAGAGTGTCATATGATACGGCACAAAGGATAGCAGTTCAGTGGGTAACACATATAGCGATGTTGAATACTACTGAGAAAGTAGCTGTGGTAGGTTCCTTAAGAAGAAAAGAGGAAGAGATAGGAGATATAGACATACAAGTGCAAGGTGACCCATCACGTATAGACCAATTATTCTGGAGGAAAGGAGTAATACAGGTATCTGGAGGAGAAAAAAGACAGATATATCAGCTAAAGAGTGGTATGAAGATAAATATATTCTATACTAAACGTAGTGAATGGGGTTCTGCTCTTATGCATAACACAGGGCCACGAAGATATAACATAAGAAAGAGGGCGCAAGTTAAAAGGATAGGATATAAGTTAAACCAAGAAGGTATATGGGCTGATGACGGATATAAAGTTATATCTGTTGAGACAGATAAGATATATCATTGTGATACAGAACAGAAGGTATATGACTTCTTTGGTTGGGACTATTGTAAACCGGAGGATAGAAAGTGAGTAGTGAAATGTTTGTAAAGTTGAGGTATGATATAGAACGAAAGGTTGAACAGATAGAGATATATACTAAGCATATGGAGTCTGATGACTTGACTGAATGGGCTAAGGAAGAATACAAGAGTATGATTCTTGGTCTTGAGAAAGATATAGAGAAAATTAAGGAAGAGTATAAGGCATCAGAAACCTTTAAATACTCTAAAGACGATGTAAGTTTAAGCCCCGATGGGGTTTCAAAAGGAAAAGATATGAGTTACGAGAGTGAAACGTATAGAGGTGAAGAAGATTCACCCGTGTTAGCAGAGGATAGGGCCGATGAACCCTTAGAGCATGACGCATATAGCGTAAGAGATGATTATCGAGAGTTATTTGGTATAGATGATATATTTGAAGATACTTTGATGAGTGATTGGGATGATATGTCTGAAGCGATGATTGGAATGGGTGTAGCAGAGGCTATACCTGAAGAGGAACCTGAGCCTATCATAGATGATAGTGTTATAGGTAAGCTTAAAGCTTCAGTGTCTATCCCAGAAGAATTTAAATTCACTGATGATATGACATTCTACACTATGCTAAGGAATATCTTTAGAGGTAGGAACATACTTGTGACAGGGCCAAGTGGTTGTGGTAAGAGTAGTCTCGGTAAGATACTCGCAGATATAACCAATAAACCTTTTTATTCGTTTAACTTCGGTGATACGATGAATCCTTCAGCTAAGATATTAGGTGATACTAAGTTTAGCAAAGAAGAAGGGACATGGTTTAAACCAAGTAGGTTTGTTTCAGCTATAACTGATAACAGTGGAGGGTTTATAATGCTCGATGAAATTACGAGAGATAGAACCGGAGACTTAGCCAATATCCTTATGCCTGTATTAGATGGTCAGAAGTATTTAGCATTAGACGAAAGTGAAGATGCTGATATAGTAGACTTAGATAGTGGTGCATTTTTCTATGCTACTGCTAATATAGGTAGAGAATATCTTGGTTGTGCGCATGATTTAGATAGAGCATGGAAGGATAGGTTCTGTGGTGGTTTATATGAATTAGACTACCTACCTCAAAAGAAAGAGCAGGAACTATTACAAGTGCGTGTCCCTCATATCAGTGAGGATGACGCAAGACGTATAACTGAGTTCTCTAAAAAGATTAGAGATTTATATAAAGCTGAAGAGTTAAACGTAGCTGTTTCAACACGTATGTGCTTAACTTCAGCCGAGTTAGTAGTAGATGGTATGTCTTTATTAGATGCACTTAAGCATACAGTATTACCATTCTATCCTATACAAGGTGGAGATGATACTGAAAGAGTAAGAGTTATACAAACTATACAGTCAATGGGAGACTAAACATATGGCTCGAGCTAAGGTTAGAAAGCATATGTATTGGCATAAGATAGCTAAAGTATTATTAGAACATGGTCTTATGCCTAAGCACGTGGCTGAGGCTATCAAAAGGGTTTATCCTATGGCGGAAGTGACAGGTAGGCATATAGGTGCATATAAGCGTAGACTAATAAATGATAATATGTTAGAGAAAGACCTACCTAAGACTATAACTCCTAACGAAGCCTTCTATATGATTGAAGGAATGGTAGGTGAAGATGATAGATTTATATATCAGTGTGCTATAGGTTCAGCTAAAAGAACTTTGAAGTGCTTTGAATATAAACTTACTGCTGAAATAGTAGAGCCTACTGCGGAAATAGATATGTGGTTGGATAATATATATGGAATATAGAAGTATAGACAGTTGGACAGGTGAGTATGATGAGGATTATTGTTATACTTGCACGAAGTTCGTAGAATCCGACCACGATGGTAACTGTCCTATATGTGACAATCATATAGAGTTTACTGATGAGTTTGCATCTGGAGACGTAGCTAAAACTACTATATCCTCGTCGCCATCAGTATCTTCGACAGGAGACATATGGGGAAGAAGCAGTGGTTATACGTGGGGAGGTAATACCTCTACATGGAATACTCATCAAGGTTCATCTCTTAGTGGTATGTGGTCTACAGGTAGTAGCTGGTTTGGACAACAAGATAATAATGCGGCTCGTATACTTAAGCATAAGAGTCATTTAGATTCTCTATGTAAGGTAGTAGACCCTACTGTTCATCATACGCTTGAGTTTAATAATGCTTCCACAGGTTATACCAATATGAAAACAGGAAGAATAGTGATAGATGGAAATCTATTAAAGAATGGTGATGATAAGTTAGACGTATGTGCTGGCCTATCTATCCATGAAAAGTTACATTTAGTCCATACTAAACCACTAACCAAATGGGAAAAGGATTATAGTTATAACAATAGGTTAGATAACCATCAATCAGAATTATTACACTCTATCGCTAACTCGGTAGAGGATGAGTATATAGAAAAACAATTAGGAAAAGATTGTGCTGGTTTCGTAAAATATATAGTAGCAACGAAGGAATACTATTTCAATGAAAAGGTTAAAGATACGTTAGAACAAGCTTCTTCTAATCCTTATTTAGATTTAATGAATACCTTACTCGCATTGATAAGATATCCAGAAAATATTAATGCAGATAGAAAGAAACGTCATGCTAAACATATACAATTCTTTGCTCGAGCATTAAAAAATGCGTTAGATAGTAGAGAAAATGTATTGAAGGCAATAGAAACTTTGTATAAGTATATGAACACTGTCGCTGATAAGATGGCAGAAGAGCATGGTGAAGATATAAAGCATGAAGCTGGTGAAAAGATGGCGGAAATGAAAGATAAACTCAGTGATGCTGACCTATCTGAAGAAGATTGGAAAGAGATAGAGAAGAAAATAGAAAGAGATGCCAAAAAGAGACGTGGTAAGATGACTGCTATGGAAAAGTTATTAGGTGATAGAGCATCCGCTTCTACATTCAAGAAGATATGTGGTGCTACTGACTATAAGCCTGATAAAGATGATAAGGATAGTCAATTAGATGATGACTTGATAAAAGCACTGAAAGATTTAGAAGATAGTGATTATAGTGAAACTGAGTTAGGAAAGAGTGAAGCACCTTCTCGAACTGAACGAAAGATAACTTGGAGAACTGCTAATCCTACGTCTTACGAGGTAGATAGATATAAGTTAGACTCTAAAAGTATAAAGACTCAAACTAATTCTTTAAAGAAGAAGATACAGTTATATGGTAATAGAGAGCAGTTTACCATACGTAATCAAAAGCGTGGAAAGATAGATAAGCGTATGCTACATCGTATACCTATGGATAGAAGGGATATATTCTCTACGACAATAATAAAGGAAGATAAACCTTTAGATGTATGTCTGTTGGTAGATGAAAGTGGTAGTATGGGTAGTTATATGGGGCATGCAAGACAAAGTTGTATAGCAGTTAAAGAAGCATTACAAGAAAATGCTATGCTTAACCTATGGGTTATGGGACATACGGCTGACGGACATGACGGATGGCATAATGACCCACGTTCTACTAATATGACTTTGTATCATAGTCCTACTATAAAGGATAGACCCTTTGCGATAGGAAGTATGAAAGCTCGATATGAAAATAGAGACGGTAATGCTATACTCGGTGCGGCTGATAAGGTAAAACAAGAAACTGATAATCCTATGTCTAATAAATTAATGATTATATTTTCTGATGGTTCGCCTGCGGCTATAGGATATGGTGGTGAAGCAGGTATAAGACATACAGCTAAAGTAGTAAAGGGACTTGAAGCTAAAGGATGGTCTGTTATACAGGTAGGGTTCGGTGGTGCTCACTATCAAGAACGTATGTTCTCTAACCATATATATGTAAATGATACTAATCAGTTGGCTAATAATATAAGTAAGATTATTAGGAAGGTGATTAAGATATGAACTTTGAACAAACAGATAAAGTAAGTGAGTTAAAGACAGAGGGCCATTGTTATGTCTACGAGATGTATGTAATGGAAGCATTAGATAACGACAACGTAGCATATGACGTGAACTTCGATAGAAAGATACTAAAATATGGTATAACAAAGAATCCCGAACAAAGATACGGTTCTGGACATATGAAGAGTGGATATAATATGCGGATGAATGTTCTGCATAGTGGAATAAGTAGAGGGGAAGCCTTCTACTTAGAAAGTCTATACGCTATGAAGTATGCTGAGAAGTATGGGGCTTTTCCTGAAGATATGACTGATAGGAATAGTTCTGAATGGGGTAGTGAGGTAGCGTGGCGGCCAAAGAAATAATAACAGGGCCGCCTCATATGGAAGAGGCTATGTGGTATATGCTTATTGGTTTCTTCATAATGATATGGATGTGGATGTTTATATGGGCATGAATGTAATAGGAAAGTTAGGGAAGCCTCGCATGAAACTCATCAAGGCTATATGTCATGAGAAGTATGGAGATAAGAAATGGTCTGCTGAAGAGATTAACGAAGTTATATCTGATAACGGACTGAACCTATATACTTCTGATGGCCGTATAAGAACACAGAAACAAATACAAGATGCTATGGGAATAGCATACGATAAACTCAAAACACAGTGATAGGATAGAAGTGGAATACAACATTTTTTTGTTGGCTCATATTTTACCTCCTTTTTCCGCTTCTATCCCACTAAAGTGGTAGAGACTTGAATCATACGCCCAGAAGCCACTGAGATATACATAGTGATAACACAAGGCCACCCCTACCTCTATCTATAAGTAGGATGAGTAGGACTAAACACTATGAGATAGGTATGGTATCAATATGGTGATACCTATAAGAGAACCAAGTAAAGGAGATTAGCTAATCATTATGCGTCTACCTTTACGTCAAGCGAGACCTATCAAAGCGTTCTGCTGGTGAGGAGATAAAGATATACGTTCACAGTTATGAGAACACACATCTTTACTTAGACCGAGAACGCAGGTATACCTTTCAAGCATCAAGGAGTAAGCTCATTGCGAGTGATAAACAAGGATGGCTGTGGTATACTGATAGCACATATACCCCTGCACAACAGCCTAAGCGGTAGTTAAGATAAGTATATAGATGTGTTGATGTGAGAACATCTCTTAGTTTTGTTTTGGGTTATATCTCTCTCTACCACAACCTTTAAATAAAATGAAATATTATGATATTAGGAGAAACAAAAATGAAAATACAAGAGTATCAAAAGATAAAGAACGAAGAGATAGAAGCACTGAAATTCGCTATCAGCACGATAGCCGAGATAATACATTATCAAATGCCACTGAGATATCAAGATGAATGGCTTAAAGGTATAGTGGATAATGGTATATGGAAACCTGATTTAGACGAGGAAGAAGAATGATAAGAGAACTATTAGTATGGATGGATAAACGCTTAGGGCGTAGCAAGAAAAAGATGATATTGAGACCGAGAAACTATGGTAACAAGTAGGACAGAAGCATTACACATATTAAAAATACTCAAGGACTATATGACACCGAGAGTAATGTCTATGTTTATAGCTGATTTAGATTTTGAAGTAGCTGAGATTACGGATAATGAATCTTTAAGAGATAGTATAAAGATGGTTAGGGATTATATGCGTGACCAACTATGATGGATAGGCCAAAGTTTAAAGAGTTGAGATACTATGACGGTATGACTATACCTGAAGAGTATGACATAGTTCAGTTAAAGATGGATGGTATGTGGGGATGTATGGTTATGTCTTACGGAGAATGGAATATATATTCTCGAACAGGGAAACTAAAGGCATCAGGACATCTGGACACATATGAGAAAGATGAGACTATGATACTTGGTGAGTTTATGAAGAATAGTCATTGGGCGCATAGACATGACTGTGATGGACACTTCTATGCCTTTGACTGTGTGAAATATAAAGGACAGGATTTAACAGAAGAACCTTTAGCTGAGAGATTAAATACTTTAGATAGACATGTATTACGAGAAAATAATTTTGGATTTGTATATCCTTTGAAAACATGGAGAACACCTAAATGGAAAATTGCATGGAATAGGTATGTTATGGATGAAGGGTATGAAGGTCTAGTCTTTAAGAATAGTAGTAGTTTTTATAGTGATAAGAATGCTTGGGCTAGAATGAAAACAGTAGTAGAAGTAGATTATACTTGTGTGGGTTTCAGACCTGCTGATAAAGGAACTAAATATGAAGGACAGGTTGGTGCAGTTATAGGAACGTTAGCTGACAAAGAAGTATATGTGACATGTGGGGGTCTAACTGATACTCAACGTAAGTTATTTACTGAGAAACCCGAAGCACAGATAGGCACAGTCTTTACTGCTAAAGGTAATGGGTGGTATCCTTCAGGAAGTATAAGGCATCCTAAGTTTAAGATGTGGAGATATGATAAGACTCCTGAAGAATGCACCTTTGAGCAATTTCCAGAGGAATATAGATGATGATAGATAGATACTGCCGTATGTGTGCTAAACGAATATCATTAGCAGAAGCAGATTTATATGCAGGACAATGTGCGACCTGTTCAGTAGGAATATTGGATATCTTAGACTTCTTTTGAAGAGGCTCTATTATGCATGTTCTATTACACAAGCTATATATAGCCCCTATAGATATATATATTAAGCCTATAATGGCTCAATGGAGCTACTAACTATGGTAAAACGAAAGAGAAAGGGAGATACAGGGAAAAATTTTGAGAATGAGATACGTAGGTCGCTGAGAAGTGCTAAACATATATGGTGGTTTAGGATACAAGATACAAATGACATTAACAGATTCGTTAAGATTGCTGTTGCAGAGAAACAACCAGCAGACTTCTTTAGCGTATACAGAGGAAGACCAATTATGCTTGAGGCTAAAACTAGTAGGAACCTTACTAGCTTTCCTCTATGGTATGGTAGTGGCCGTTCTATCGCTGCTCATCAGATAAAGGAAGGAGAGCAGTTAGTGAGGAAGGGCGGTATATCGCTTATATGTATCAGAAGAGAAGAATTTAGAAACAAGAAAGCATGGGCTATAACACCAGCTCAAGCCAAATATTTATATAGTAAAAAATATAAACATAAGAGTGTTAAATGGGATTGGTTTGATAAGCATGCTATCCCTATAGAACGGTTGAAAGCACCACTGAGATGGAACTTACAGAAAGTATATGAACAGATTATAAAATGATTGAAAGACTAAGTGAATATGATAGCCCAAACCATTTAGATATAATATTCTTTGGAGTGATATGGACATTCCTAGTTATAGAGTATTACCTATGGAGGGTAAGCAAATGAAAGAAAGTAAAAGATTAGAATGTATATACTGCCATAGAGTAACTTTATGGTCATCGAGTTTTAAAGTATATGTATGTGATGACTGTTATGCTAAAGGATTAGGTAGAGATAAAGCACCAAAGGATAATTTTTATGGATAAACCCACATACTACAAAGCATTATGGCATAACTGTAATAGATGTAAGATACACTATATGTCTGAGGAACCACACATTAGAGCATATCTATGTGATGAGTGCTGGAACGCTATACCTCATTTCCAAGTGAAGAGTGTTCAAGCAGTTCAAAGGAAAGTAATGACTAAAAAGAAAGATTATAGTATAAGAGAGATACTATTATATACTGTAGGCAACCTAATATGTTTAACTGTAATAGGTTACTATTTATGGTTTACATGAGGGGGAATATGTTAACAAGAAGTAGATGTGATAGATGCGATGGCAGAGCTATAGTTATAGATGCTGAAGGTAAATGGAGGTGTGTTGTATGCACGCCCAAAAAGTTTACCTATAACGAAAAAACTATGAACTATGAGTGATATCATCCCATTAGAGATTTCAAGGATAGACCAGTTAAGGGTCTATATGATTCAATCAGTGATATGGGGGTTGGGGAAAGCTTTAAATACCCTTTAGACACTGTTAGGTTATGTCAATGAGAACAAAAATATTTGATATGGTTTACAAAGCGGCTGAACACTATCAGCGAACAGGAAACCACAAACAAGTCAGCTTCAGGTATAATCCTGAGAATAGAACTGCTTTCGATTTTACTACATGGAAACATGATAGTGATAGTAAGTCAGTTAGAAATATCTTAGTAGAAGATGTAAGAGTATCAAGTGAAGGTATGGTATATGCTGTGGGTGTAGATAATAGATACAACCTTAAACAATATGCAAATCAATACCCTCAACATGTTAGAGCTTACCGTATAGACCGAATGGTCATTTAAATATGGGTGAGTTACTCGATGGGTTCTTAGCCCAATACAATGATGAAGATGCTGTTTTATCTCTTAAAGATTTAATGTCTGAAGAAGAGATAGAAGAGTGGGAACTTCTAGTAAAGGTATTTAATGAGTTAGAAATAACAGCGATAGGGCCAAACTTAAAAAAGGTTAATAAGTATTATAAACTTAACAGATGGCAAGAGATGTCTGTATTAGCCTTAGTTAAAGTCTTTGAAATGATGTTATCTAATGCTAAAGGTAGAATGGGTGAGGTAGAGAAACGTATGGCCGCACTCGATAAAATCAATATGGATTTAGATAATACAGCTAATGGTATGTTTGGATGAACACAGTAGATTGTAACACGTGCAGATGCAAGTTAGCACTAAACTATGTTAAATACAAAGATACTAATGGTAGTCCTTACTGTTATGTATGTTATACGAGGTTATTAGTATGATAGAAGAAAGACTTATAGTTATAAGAATAACACCTTCAATGGTTAGGCATATAATAAGAGAAAGAGATAGACTAATAACAACTAAACAAGCCGAAATGTTTTTAAATCTTTTCGGGCAACAGATAGAAGATGCTGTTCGTGATACTATAAAGAAAGAAGTGAGGAAACACTATGAATGAAAAAGTATTAGCTATGGCTCGTGAGTTATGCTTAACGAGTGAATATTTATTTGATATAGCTGTAGAGATGGCTGAAGAAGAATTAGGGATTGGTCTATATGACTAATCAACAATTAGATATGTTATCTGGATTCCTATTTGGCTTAGGCTTTGGAATGATAATAGGAGTGTATTGGTTATGAGATGTATAAGATGTGGTGGAGACTATATAGGTATGAAGAAAGCTCATAACTTTAATTGTCCTCACTGTGGGAGTATAAAGGATGACTGAAGAGAATAAACAACCACGACGTAATGAAAGATGGGAAGCCTTTGAACGCATATGGGCTAAAGGTAAGACAAATAAGATGGTTCAGCGTCTTATGGAGAAGTGTAAGATAAGAGGTTTAGAACCTACTGAAGAAAACTGTAGAGATTATTGGATGGGATATGTAAGATATTACAAAGACGCATGGACAGGTCAAGACTATCACATAAACCCACGCAAGAATAAGATATTAATGAAAACATTAAAGAGGAATAAATATGAGAACGAAACAAGAGGAAAAAGAAACGGAAGAAAGCCATACAATGTGGGCAGACGGAATAATCAGAAGAACTCAAAGATACGAAGAAGAAAGTAATTGGTATCCTTTTATGAAGAACATAGAAGATGTCGTAGAACGTATAGAGTTTCTTGATGATAAGATAAGTCACCTATCTAATGATATAGGAGAGACGCAAGGAATGATAAAAAACCTAAGAAAGGTATTAATAAAACTGGAGTTAGTAGATGACCGATTCGTCTTCTAATGATACAGGAGCCATAGCAGATATGGCAAGTGAACTAATAGCAGCTAAGATAGAAACTGCAAAGAAAGATACTCAGATGACACATGTTATGAGAATAGGAACTTTCCATATGGAGTTGGTTCCAGATAGAAATATAGATGTTAGTGATATTTTCACCTCTACCTTAGATAAACTAATGGAAAAGTATGGTGATAAATTGTTAGAGATTAATATTCAGCAGATGAATCAACAAGGAGACGTAAGCAGACACTATGGCTAGGCGACTCTGTGGTATATGTATGGGTAGTATTAAGGATGATATAGATTGTCCTGCACCCAGACATAAAGACTACAAAAAAAGTAAGATAGAACCTGTAGAAGAGATACAGGTGTCGAAGTTTGGAGCATATGTAGATGCTAAAACTGGAAAGATAGTGAAAGCGAAAGCTTTAAATAACCCAGTAACTCTGGGTATGGAGTGAGAAGTATGTCAGAAGAAAGAAAAAAGACAGAACTAGAATTGGTAGCCGGATTGTTCCGGAACACAGATAAGAACGGAAACGTATACTACACAGGCAAGAATGAAGCTGGTGAAGAGTATGTTATGTTCAGAAACTCATATTGGAAAGAAGGTGCAAGTAAGCCATACTTCCGTGTGATGAAAAGAGTAGACCAAAAAGTATCAAAGATAGAGGATTAGATATGAAAAAGAATCCTATAGATGAGGCTTTGGGAGAGATAATGGATACTTGGATGGATATGATGGAAAAAACTGGAGGATGGTATGAAGGTCGTCCACGTTTTTCAGGCATACAAGTTCCTTCTATGCGAGAAGAGAAAGATATAGGTGATTGGGAAGATAATAAACATAACATAACCCTCACCATAGATATGCCCGGTGTCCAAAAGAAAGATATAGATTTGAATGTTAGTAAGTTTAAAGTATCTGTAAAGGCTGAGACAGAAGGAAGAGATTATAGTTTTGAAAAGAGATTTGAGACTATGTTAAATCCTGATGACGTAACAGCTAATTTAAATAATGGTGTATTAGATATTAAAATCCAGAAAGATAAAAGTTTGGATGGTAAAAAGATAACCATTAAATGAGTTATAGCGATTTTATTCAGTCACAGAGAAGTCAAAGAGTATGGTTAGAAGAGTCGATGAAGACTCTTGTCCAATTCGCTTTTATATCTCCTATCCATAGAGTAAAACATTGGAATCAAGGGAGTGGAAAGAGAACAAAATGTTGGGCAAAGGAAGGTGAATGTGTTTTTTGTGTGCAAGGAGTAGCTAAGATAAACGAATTTACTTACGGGGTTTATCATGACCAAAGCCACTACAGTGGTGGAGGTATAACAGAAGTATCGTATTTATCAGTTACTCTTGCCACCCACACACTTTTTCAAAAGCTTTTTACTAATATAATAAATGATAATAAAAACCCTACAGATATAGTTTTTGAAATTGAAAGAGGTAAGATAAAAACATCTACTGGAAGGCCAGTAAAGGGGTATAATATTAATATACTAGATAAAAAACCTTTCGTGGCTGAGAAGTATAGACCCTCTCTATTAAACTCTGAGGAACAAGAATATAAATGGGTTGTTCCTGAAGAAGTAGTAGAATTTCTTAAAGATAAAGATGGAGAACCTATATCTCTAATAGACTTGTTCCTTTTATTGAAGGACCACTTTAGTGGTATAGAAGACAAGGAACTAAAAAGTATTGCTGTGCGTTTAGTTGATAACAATGTGTTAGACTTACGGAGAGCAAGGGAAAAATGGATATGACCTTAACAGAATGGCTATTATTCTTAGCAATAATAGATGGGCCGTTAGTAGGACTTTTATATCTAGTATGGAGAAAGATTAGAAATGAAATTAAATAAATATATATTAGAAAGATTATCGGAGATTGACTATGCAGTCACAGAACACGATATAGAGGAATGGATATTCCAATGGTATGAGGATATATATGGTAGACAACCACCTATGTGGTTGGCTGGAGACCGTTGGTATGATAGAAGGAAAAGAAAGATAGCCGAAGCCAAAGAGGAAGAGGATGCCAAAAAAGTTTGAGTTGTATGACTTAACTAGATATTTTCATAATGTTAGAAAAGAAGATGGCACTTTAAATCCTATATTAGGAGAGGATGAACTAGCCCTTAGTTCATGCCTTTCCTATCTCTTAGAGGATAATAACTTTGTTATAAAGGCTTACTCAGGAACAGGAAAGACTGTTATTATGGATGCTATTTTTTCTTTGTTGCCCGAAGAGTTTTACTATGTATTGGAACATCTTTCCGAAACTGCGGTATGGTATGATGCTGAGAAGATAAACAGAGCTAGATTTATAGCTATACCTGAAGCTCAGAAACTACCAGAAGCAGTAATAGAAGTAGTTAAAACATGGGGTGATGGAAGGAGTGCATTTAGAAAGCGAACTGATGTAACTATAGGGGATACTGTAGAAACACAGATATACGCTAAGTATGTATTTATGTGTGTAGCTGTAGAGAATACTAAAGGAGCAGCCTATTTCGATGCGGAATTAGAAAGAAGGTGTATGATAATGCATACTAATCCTACTGTAGAGCAGACTGAAAGAGTGCTTAAGCATAAACTAATGGATAGTGCAGTTCCTAAAACTAAACTAACAACTATGTCTGATGAAGAGATAGAGAAGTTAAAAGAACATGTGCTTAAGGCTGTTATAGAGAGAGATGATGAAGACGCACTACATATAAAAAATCCATGTGCGCCTTTCTTATTTGAAGCTATACCTAGTGCTTTTCCTGTATCTAGGTCTAAAGTGCAATATCTATTGAAACTTATAAACGCTGTGGCTAGGTTTTATCCTGACGAGATACTTAGGGTAGAGAAAGATGGAACCCAATATGGTTTAGTAACCCCCAAACATAATTGGTTAGGTTTACGCATCTATCTTAATTCCTTTGTGTCTGAATGTCTCCATATGCCTAGTCATGGTACTGACATACTGAAATTATTTCCTAACACTAGGATAGATAGGTTTGGGTTTGCAGATGGCGACACTATTCGTATGTCTACTAATGAGATAAAGAAAGCAGCTAAGGCTGCTGGCTTACCTTTCACTAAGATAGAACCCATATTAGGAGCCCTACTTATGACTGGATTCCTAGAAATGGATGAAGATAAGGGTAAGAAATTATATTACAAGAGTCCTCTCTTTGAGGAACCTGTAGCAAAAATAAATTGGAGTGAATTAATTGAAGAAACAAAAGACTTTATGGCAAAAAACTGGCCTGCCGTGGCTGTGGAATACGGGGGGCGCTTTTGTAGCGATATCAAAATTGTTGACCCGTTTACTGGCGACGACATTAAGCTGGGTGAGAGAGCAAAGACAGCGATAGATATAGAGACAGATGCATATGAACCCTTTAAGACATATAAAGACTCAAGGATAAAAAGTTTTGAAGAGTTCTTACTGCACGCAGAAGGAGACTATAATGAAGAAGAAATCGAAAGAATCAAGTCCCATTATAAAGAGAGCTAGAATACCTAGACATAATGAACTACTTGGGGTAGTAAAAGAAATGTCAGGAGGTTCTAGACTTATAGCTCTTTGTGAAGATGGTCTAACAAGAATGATACGTATACCCGGCAGACTAAAGAAACGTATGTGGGTTCGTATGAATGACTTAGTGATAGTAAAACCTTGGGTTATACAATCAGATAAGAAGGCAGATTTAGTATATAGATACTTACCTGCTCAGAGAATGTGGATGATAAGAAATAAAAGAATACCAGAGGAGATAAACATATGGTAAAAGGAATAGAAGAAACATATAAGGATTTTACTCGCAGAACAGCGAAGTATCCTAAACGTAGAGAGAAAGAATACCTAATGATAGGTTTGATGAATGAAGCTGGTGAAGTTGGTGGAGCATATAAGAAAGAAATAAGAGATAGAGTAGACAATACTGACCTTATTATAGATGAGCTCGGAGATGTCTTATGGTATCTACAACGCTTATGTGATGTATATGACATTAAAATTTCAGAACTAATGACTAATAATATGGATAAACTATTTAATAGAATGACTCCAGAAGAAGCTGAATTATATAGAAATGAAAACTAATCAATTATCAGTGGATAGTGAAAAAAAGCGTGAACAATGGATTGATTTATTGTATAGTGCAGTAAATTACCATAAGATGATGGCTATACAACTAGAAGATGAGATTAAAATAGCATCAGCAAGTTGGGATGATGAGATGAATATAGACCAAAAGTATCATACAGCTTTAGCTAATGGAATAAGAGAAGCTATATGGTTGATAGAAGAATGGGATATAGAAGAAGGAAATGAAAAGGATGGCGAAAGCAACGAAGATTGATACATCTGCCTCAACTTTGAGGTCAATACTTAAAGTGTTGAAGGAGATAAACGGTAAATTATGAAAGTACCACTGATAGCAACGATTAACCATAGAACTATAGACTTAAGGGATAAATCTCTTAAAGTTAAAGTATATAGGAATGGAAAAACTGAAGCAGTTAAGAGTCCTTATAGTCCTTATTACTATTTACAAAATGAAGAAGGTTCTAAATATAGAACTATTGCGAGTGATAAAACTGTAAAACTAACTAAACATGAGTATTTACCTATGAGTGATACAGTTCCACCACAAGCGCTTTATGATGGTGGAAGAGAAGCCCTGCTTGAACGACTACTTATAGAACATCCTGAGTTCTTTAAAGAATATCCAAATACGGACCCTTTAAAAACTCTCGTATTCGATATAGAAACTCATTCTCCAGATGGCTCCTTTCCTTTTGGAGAGAAGTATCCTGTCGTAGCGATAGGTATAGTAACTTCCACTGGAGAGCGTGATGTGTTGTTATGGGATGGTGAAGATGATAGGAATGTTATACTTAAGTTTGCCGAATATATTAATGACTATGACCCTGACATATTGGTTGGTTATAACTTAGTAGGTTATGATATACCACAAATATTACATAGGGCTAGGTTTCATGGGCTTAAAGGATATAAGAAAATTCTTAATAGAGATAATTCTGTTTGGGGTTGGGAAAACCCTAAAGACCAGAAAGATTTAAAGATGAACGCTGGAGGACGCATAATCCTCGATTTACTACGTTGGACAAGACTAGACTATTCCCTATCAGGGATTCCCCGAGGTCTAAAGTCTGTGTCTCAGAGCTTTGGGTTAGACCCCTTAGAGCTTGATTTTGGGAACAAAGACCTTCTCGATTATAGCATGGAAGAAATAAATGACTACGTCTTATCTGATGTAGATTGTACCATGTTTTTATATAATCACTACTTTCCCCAAATACAGTATGTCGCAGAGACACTATGCGTTCCACTGGCAACATATGTCAATGCTCCAGCAAGTTATATAACTAAAATTTTACAAGGTAGGAGCTTATTTGAGCAACGTATAGTAACGTTAGATAGAAACAAAGAGCGTCACCCAGAGATTTATAAAGCTGATAAAGGTAACTATCAAGCTGCTCATATTGAACTATATCAAGCTGGATACCATGAGAGAAATATAAAGGTAGACTTTGGTTCTTTCTATCCTTCTATAGCTATGGCGCTTAATTTGGGCCCAGATACCTCTAGAATTGTAGGCTATGATGACTACTCAGATATATTAGAAGAGAAAGATGGCATACTTTATGTACCTGACAACAAGGTGGGTAAAAGAGTAATGCTTAAAATAGACCACTCTGAGAAGAGCTGTCTATATAATATGTGTGCTGAATTTAAGGAAATGCGAAAACCTTATAAACTTGGTTCCACGAAAGAAGATAAGAGTAAATCTAATGCTCTTAAAATCATGGTGAATACTTTCTATGGTGCAAATGCTAATCCTTATATTTCTTACGGTGATATGGGTGTGGGGCTCACTATCACAGCGGTTGCCCGTTGGTTACTCTTGGCGGGTGTCGACGTCATCCGTGCTAGGTATGGAGAAGATGCTGTGGTATATGTACACACTGATGGGATTAATACTAATGTTGATGTGGATGTTGATTGGTTAGTTAAAAGATTAAGAATTTTAATGAAACATTCTTTTAGTAGTTGTGAGCCTGAGCATATAACTATGGATAAAGACTACTATAAAGAGGGTGTGTGGTTGCAGATAGGAAACTATGTGCTTAGAAATGAAGATGGAAGTTTAATCAAACATGGAAGTACTTTTAAATCTACAAGTCGTTCTAAGTTCTACCTTAAAGTATTAGATAAAATAATAGATGGACGTATGAATAATACTATTAATGGTGACTTTGTAGATAAATTATATGACTTACAAGAATATGAACTTTCTGATTTTATTATGCGTAGAGCTATGCATAGGAAGAAGGAAGATTATAAGTCTGAAACTGATTTAATACTAAAACTAATAGCTCAAGGTGAATCAATTGGAATGACTCCTTCAGCGGGGACAACCTTTTATTATGTGAGAACTAAAGATGGATATAAAATAAAAGAATTGGTAAAGGATGTAGAAGAAATTGATATTTTCTACTATTGGGATACCATAAGTGTTTTATTACAGAAGTTTTCATTATCAGAATGGGTTAAAAAGAAACCCCCACTGACCTTAGTAGATAAAAAACAACAAAGCCTAATGGAGTGGATGTGATGCCAAAAACTTTATATACTATGTTTAAATATATATTCTCTAGGACGGCACGTGTGTCGCTCCAAATAATAAAAAGAGTGATAAAATGGATGAAAATGATAGTAAAAGGCTTTCTTCGTTTCTTAAAGAAGCTGAAGTTAAGGTTGTGTGGCGTGAAGAAGAGAGAACGAAAGTTGGAAGAGGAATGATAACAAATGACGACGATAATTTTGTATATCTTACAGGAGATAAAGGAACTGTTATTGTTAATAAAAAAGACATCATCGCTATTAAACAGTGAGGTCTTACAATGATACAGCCACAAAAGCCTGTGGGCCTTAAGCCCGAACCAAATAAGGAAATAAAGTTCGATACTCCTAAGAAAGGTAAGTTGAGAATAATGCCAGTATCAGATAGCCCTTGGGCTCCTACTGGATTTGGAACCAACACTAAGAACGTATCTGCACTTTTAGTAAAAGAAGGTCATCATGTAGGTTATGGAGGATGTCAAAATCCATCCCATTCTAAATATGAAACTGAATGGCCTTTAGGACAAACTGAAGAAACTGTTGCATGGGAGAATTTACCTATAATGTTTCCCGGCCAAGAAAGGTTTGGAGAAAAGAGTTTTCATGAATGGACAAAGAATTTTAAACCAGATATTATATGGACACATTTAGATTTTCAAATGTTTATGCATGTAGCACAAACTAAACAACCTAAACAAGCCACCATACCATTATATAATCCTGACACTGGGAAAATGTTAACAGCAAAAGAAAGAAAGAATACTATGAATAATCTTTTTAGAGCTGTATCAGAAGGCCCACCATGGAAATGGGCAGCTACTATACCTTTTGATGGACAGCCCTGTATACATAGCTGGCAAGAATTATTAGACCAAATAGATTATAAAGTTTGTATGTCTAGATATGGCCAACTTTGTATGGAAGAAGAGTTTGAAAGATGTGAAGAGTCATGGTATATACCTCATGGAGTAGATTGTAATTTTTTCAAACCCATACTAGAACCTAAATACGGGAAAAAACCTCTTAAAGATATAGCTGATGGAGCTTTCGTCGTAGGTTGTGTAGCTAGAAATCAACATAGAAAAAATATTCCCCAATTAATAAAGGGATTTAAGGAATTTGTTGATAGGAATGACTTAACACCTGAAGATACTAAACTTATATTACATATGGATTGGAATGATGCAATGGGGTGGAAATTTCCTTCCTTTGCAGCTGATTATGGGATAGAAGATTATTTACTTCCTCCTTTGATGGGAGTCTTAGATGCAGGGGAATCACTAGATGAGGATAGTATGGTACATCTCTATAATTGTATGGATGTATTCGTTCTACCAACAGCTGGAGAAGGTTTCGGTATACCCACTATAGAAGCAATGGCTTGCGGGGTTCCTGTCGCTGTAACTAACTATACTACTGCATGGGAGATAATTAAAGAAGATAACCCTGAAACAGCAGACATTCCTTTATATCCTTTGGGAGGGAAGCCCGGTGGTGATGAGAAAATAAATGGCAGAGATAAACTACTAGAAGAAGACATATGTGAAGCAGGTATATTACTTCCTTATAAAGATATGTGGTGGGATACTCCTGCAAGAGCAGCTCCTCAACGAGCTATATGTTCATCGGTAGCTATTGCTGATGCTTTGGATTATTATTATCATAATGCTGATAAAAAATTAAAAGCTGGTAAAGCAGCCCGTACTAAAGCTAAAAAAGAATATGATTGGCCTATTATTGAACAGCGTTGGTTAGATTTAGCTAAAGTATGGGAGAAAAGACATGTTCCTCGTTCAAAGAAAGCACCTCGACCTAGAGGTGGTATGAGAACGCCGAGGAAAAAATGAATTTCATCTTTAATTTAGATGGGGTCATTTGTAAAGAAGAAGATGATTTGTTAAAGAAACACGCACAACCACTAGTAAATGTTACAGAGTTCATGCAGTGGTTGGTAGAACAAGGACATCATATAACTATATGGTGTGAAAGAAATAATACTCTGGAAATGAAAATGATGACAGAAGATTGGTTATATATAAATCAAATACCTTATGATAGATTAATATTTGATAGACCTAAAAATCCAATATTCGTTGATGATACTCCACCTAATGCAAAGTATTTTGTTACGTGGGGAGATAACGATATAGTGTCACAATTATTCGAGGAATGGAAAGAATGGATAACGAAGCAAGCGGAATAGGGGGCGTGGGCCCCATAGTAAAAGTCACATGGAATGACGCAGCAGAACAGATAAAAATACATACCCTAAATGGTGCTAACCCAGAAGAACATTTAGCAGTATGTGAAACAGTAGGTGAATTAGTGGTTAAAGACCGAAAGGCTTTAATACTGGTACACCATTGGTCTGACACAGATGGAATTGATATACTAGCAATACCTACTGATTGGGTTCAGAAGATTGAAGTATTAGAAAAAGTAGGAGATGCTATAATAGAACCAACAAGGAATGATATATGTATTTTAGAGAATTCGGAATCCCAGCAAGAATCGCAAAATGTCACGACGTCGAAAGACTCGAAGAACAAATAGATAAGTATAACGGTAAAAAGAACTGTTATGCTAGTGTTTATGTCTTTGAAGACAGCGGTACAGATAAGACAGATTATGAATCTGCTCTCATTAATACCATATGGTTCGATTTTGATGACAATAAGGATGTGAATAAATGTCTAAAGGATATAAGAAAATTTATACGTAGATATTGTAAACCTTTAAAGATTATTCCTAGAATATATCTTACGGGTGGAAAAGGATTTCAAATGAATATAGACTTTGTTACTCCTGTAGATATCCCACGACATTTAAAAAGGGAAGCTATACAAACATACTTAAGACATCTTAAAAAGAAATACTTTTTACATACATTAGATGATATTTGTATTAACAATAGTATATCTTGTATGAGACGTATAGTAAATACTGCTTATATATCTAAAATAGAGGGCACCCCTACTGGTGTATGGTGCACTCAATTTTCCGTAGATGATGTGATGAAAATGAGTATAGAAGAACTTTATGCAATCGCTATGGAAGACACTGGAAGAATAATTCCTCCTGAAAAAAGTGGAAAGGCTCAACGAAACTTCGTAGAGTTCCTTTGTGATGAAAGAGATATAAGACATACTGTATCTAACAGTATCGACTATATGCTTAATAAGATAAGAGAAGCTACAAGCTCTATTACACATGCTCCAATAACCAGTGAATATATTAAGCCCCCTAGAGAGTGTATAATAGAGCTAATAGAGCGTAATATAAAGCGTGGACAGAGCAGCCACGACGATAATAAGGTCATAGCGTTTGAGTTAATCAACGCTGGATGGTCCGATAAGGACATATCCTTTGTCTTTAAAAGTATCTATAATGAGCCTGCGGGTAATTGGGGATGGTATCATAACGACCCCGATAAAGCAGGAAGTAAAATAGATGCTCTTAGAGCGAAAGGTATAAATAGGTACTCATGTGATAAGTTACATGAGTTAAACGTCTGCAAAGAGAAATATTGCTCTTGCGGATAAAATGAAAAAGGTGAATAAAAATGGCAAACCTAAAAAGACTAGAGAAACGTATGAACGACGTAGAAGCATGGGCAAAGGAACTTGAAAAGGGTTCTGGACCAGCTCAGACTATGGAAAACATGAATTGGCTTGTAGGCCAAACTCGAATGTTGGGTGATAGACTCACACAAGCAGAAAAAGCTGTTGGTGAAATGCAAGGAGCATTACAACAGAACAACGAAATTCTTCAAGCATTCCTTGATAAGAATGATATGATTCCAGATTGGCAATTATATATAGAAGAATTACAAAAGGAGAACGAAGAAGATGCCGTTCAAGAGTCAGAAGCAGAGGGCTTGGATGTACAAGAACAAGCCGAAGATGGCGAAAAAATGGGAGAAGGAGACGCCGAAGAAGCGTAAGCTCCCTAAAAAAGTGAAGCCTAAAGCGAAAAAGAAGCGAGTAAAAAAGCGTAAATATTAACGCAAAGATAAAAAAGGTAATTAATATGGCAGTAATAACTATAAAATGTTCCGGAAACGATGGATGTTATGCAGATGTATACGTAGCACGCTACGAAGTATATCCTAACGTAGACCCAACAGGGGTTTGTGTAGGATTTAGAGCTGTATGCAGTCCAAATGGCCTTTCTGGATACTGGGACACTGTTGTCCCAAACGCAGATATCAAAGCAGGGGACGACCCTAATGATATAGCAACATACGCATGGAGTGGAGTCACCGATTCCATTACAGGACTCTCAGGAACTATAGTCCCATGGGCTGAGACTGAGATGCATAAATCAACAATCATTGGTGAAGAGTTCGCTAAGATTGAGGAAGAGGATTAAGTATGGCAAAAAAATCAGCAAAAAAGACCGTAGAGGAAGTGGTTGAAGAAGTTAAAGACGAAGGCATAGAAGTTGAAGTCGTTGCTGAAGAACCAAAAGAGGAAACTATGGAAGAAAAAGTTGAAGAAAAAGTTGAAGAAAAATCAAAGGGCGATAAAAAACTGTTCGTTCATGAATCTGGACAAATGGGATACATGGATGAGAGTAATAATTTCGTACCAGTAAATTAAGGAGTAAATATGGCACTATCAAAGAAAGTAAAAGCAGAAAAAGCTGCACCTAAGAAAGAAGCATTGATGCACACTTGCGCCCCAAGGAGTAATAAATCTCTTTGTAAAGCATGTGTTGCGGAGATGAAATAATGGCACTAGACGTTAGCCAAGCAAAAATTAACGAATCTTTAGGAGAAGGACATAAACCACTATTGAGTTATAATGATTTACCTGCTAAAGATAAAGATAAACCTAGCGTAGACTCATGGGAACATACTCCTAATGTAAGATACCTAGAAGCCGTTAAAGAACTAGGTTCTAAGCTCGGCGCTCAAGACGACTAATGCCTGAATTAAGTAGTAATTTTGCGGCAGGTTTTGAAACATCAAATCAAGTCTGTAAGTGTGATGAAGATGAAGATTGCACTTGCGGATGCCGCGTTTTAATAGACTATAAATAGTTTTGTAAAAAGCCTTTTATAGGGGGTCAATCCTATAGTAATGAACCGCAAATGGAGTGGTAAAAATGTTTAAAAACGAAGTATCAAAATTTATATATAAACGAACATACTCCCGCTGGAAGGGAGAAGAGAAGAGAAGAGAAAATTGGCCCGAAACAATAGAAAGATTTTTAACTTTTATAATTTCAAAAAACCCAGATATACCAGAGAAAACTATTCATAAGATAAGGAAGTATATGTTAGAATTTGCGGTAATGCCCTCTATGCGTTTCCTTTGGGCTGCTGGGCCTGCTGCTAAATTTGATAACACATGTATATATAACTGTGCTTTCGCAAAGATAAACACAGTCGAAGCATTTTCAGAATGTCTTTATATCTTAATGTGTGGTACTGGTTTTGGATTCTCAGTTGAGAAAGAAGAAGTAGAAAAGCTACCAGAAATACCAGTAATAAAATCTGCTCAAGGTTCAGAAACTATTCCTATATTTGATTCCAAAGCTGGCTGGGCTGATTCAGTAAAGATGCTTATGGAAAACTTATATGATGGACAGAATATTTATTTTGATTATTCACAAATAAGACCAGAAGGAGCTCGCCTTAGAACAATGGGTGGCAGAGCATCTGGTCCACAACCTCTTGTTAAGTTACACGACTTCATAAGAGAAACAATGCACAATGCACAAGGACGTAAACTTACTACGTTAGAAGCTCATGACATATGTAATCAGATAGCAGAAATAGTAGTAGTAGGTGGTGTTAGACGTAGTTCACAGATATCTCTGAGTGATTTAGATGATAAGGATATGCGTCATGCAAAAGAATGGCCCTTCCCTATTAAGAGAGCTATGGCAAATAACAGTGCAATATTTAGAGAGAAACCATCAGCAGGAGAGTTCTTAAGAGAATGGGCAGCATTAGCTCTATCTGGCACAGGGGAAAGAGGTATATTTAATCTTGACTCAGCACAGAAGAAAGCTCCATCTCGCAGATATGCTCCATTAATCCAAGGCACTAACCCTTGTGGCGAAATAATGCTTAGGGATATGGAGTTCTGCAATCTTAGTGAAGTGGTAGTTAGAGCAGAGGATGATTTAGACACCCTTTTAGATAAGGTTGAGACTGCTACATGGATAGGTGTTATACAGAGCACATTTACTTACTTTCCATATCTTAGAGAATCGTGGAAAAGGAATTGTGACGTAGAACGGCTTCTAGGCGTCAGTTTAACCGGTCAGATGGATAACCCCTCACTAATGACATCGGAGGCCCTATCGGCGCTTAAAAGCCGTGTTCTGAGGATATCTCGTAAGGCTGCCAAGTTATTAGGTGTAAATGTGTCAGTAGCAACCACTTGTGTTAAACCTTCAGGCACAGTTTCACAACTCGTAGATTCTGCATCAGGAGTACATCCACGCTGGTCTCAATATTATATTAGGCGCTATCGTATAGCAGCCCGAGACCCATTGTTTAAATTAATGAAAGATAGTGGTATGAAGTGTCATCCTGAGAATGGTCAGAGTAAAAAAGATGCTACCACATGGGTAGTGGAGTTTCCTGTTAAGTCTCCAGATGGGTGTCTCACTAGGAAAGATGTAACAGCCCTCGACCAACTTAAACACTATAAAAACTTACAACATAACTGGTGTGAACATAATGCTAGTATGACTGTATATGTTAGAGATGATGAATGGTTTGAAGTAGGTAACTGGGTTTATCAAAATTGGGATATTATTAATGGAGTATCCTTTTTACCCTATGATGGTGGGAAGTATGAATTAGCTCCTTATGAGGAAATTGATGCTAGAACCTACGAAAGGCTTATAAAGAAGCTGCCCAGAATAGACTATAAGCAATTGTCTAAATACGAGCTCAATGACAATACTCAAGGAAAAGCTGAGTATGCTTGTGTCGGCGACAAATGCGAGATTTAGGAGAATAAAACATGGCAACTACAGTTTTAAAAGGCACTGGATACGCTACTATGTCTGATGCAGCAGATGCACTATCTACTGCTACTAATTCTTTAACATTAGGTGCAGATACATATGTAGATATCGTTAAAGAAGGAAATTCATGGAGTTATTGGTGTTTACACGATAATTAATTATGACATTTGAAACAGATATAACTGGATATGGACGCAAGATGGGCCGAAACGCAGGTATGACAGCTGACGGAAAGTTAGATGGAGTACATTATCTAGGTCCTATAGCAGGTACATCAACAGAACAATTAGATAGATGGATGCCTAGTGGAAGTATATCTGCCAGAACAATGAATCCCTCTAGTGGTGAATCTCAAGGTGGTATGGCCAACCGTGGAAATTATTGGGGAGTTAATAGAATCAATAATGTTTCAGGTTCAGGAAGTCCACAAATATGGGACACTGGATATCCACGAACTTAATCATCTCTACTACTAATATATTGAGCTAGTGTAGGTGGTTTTCTATTTATCATTACAGCTATAGAATAATCAGTAGGACTAAATGAAATACTCTTTCCTATTATTCTAAACATACCACTAAATTCAGGGTCGTCCGTAGCAACTTGTATTACGTCATTTTCTAATAAATATCCTCCACCTATTAAAACAATTTTATATTCATATTGATTTCTCGCATTAGCTTCAAATACTCTAGCTCCAAACTCTTTACAGGCTGCTGGGGATTTTAAACTCTTATTTTCCACTTCAAGATATGTACGGTCTAGAGCAGTTAAAGCTCCATCATGAATAAATTTTCCACTAGTATTATCTCCATTAACTATTATAACAGTAGGAATGCGTTTCTTAGTAATGTCTATATCTTTAATATTAAATTTCTCTGTGAAAATAAATTTAGGTATTGCGGTGTCTAAATCACTTTCCAGTTCTATAACAAATTGAGAATATTCTCCATCGTCAACAATACGACCTATATTAGGTCGAGGTAAATCCCCATCAGTATTTATAGCTCTACCTAATAATGCTTTTACAATATCTAAAGCTACCAGAGTACCTCTGAAGGGAGATGAAGTGTGCAATACTGGGTCAGTATCTCCTATTATATCTGTCTTCAACTTTCCATCCAATTTAATTTTTAAAAGGAGTTCCTGTATACAAGCTCCAGCATTTAAACCATCCAAATTATCAAAGTTAGTTAAATTCACCTTAGCCTCTGTCTCTTCACCACCTTTTGACATATAACCTAAAGCGTCTTCTGCATATAATTCTACTTCTGAAAAGGTTTCTTTCACTCTTCGTATCCATCCTCTAAATACAGGAACACTATCGTGCTCATTAAGAAAAAAAGTTACCTCTTTATTCCATAGTTTTTTAAGACCCGCAAAAGTCAGGGGGAGTGTAAATGATAAAGATGCAGCAGTGAGATTACCATCATTTTTATATCCACCTTGAAGGTAGTCGACTTCTCTTCCTTCAATATAAATCTTAGGAGTAGCTTCTAGCATCTTGTATACCCCCTATAGGAAATACATCAGTCATTAAGTCGCCATCTATATCTAATAAAGCTATCTCTTCTACCATTAAATTAAAATCATAAGACGTTATAGCTCTAGGTCCACCTGTAGCATATGTTTCATTAATACCCTTAATCACACCCCATATTCTTACATATGTGCCATCTTTCTGTTGTTCATCCCAGTAAACCCTAACATCATTACTTTGTATTTCTCTAATTTTATGGAGGTGTCCATATAGGCTAGAAGGCACTGAAGAAGTAGTGAAAGCGGATGAAGGTGTAGTTGTGTCACCTAGAGCTACACTTGAGAAAGCTATTTCTTGGAGTGGAGTTCCTGTCCTTACGATAAAGACTTTACCCTTTCTAGAAATAGTGGTATAGTAACTGCCTGCCCTCGACATACTTATAGAACTAGTAATAGCTAAAGAATTAAGGTTATAAGCACTATCATCTATTTCTTTTATTACAGCAGTGTGTCCTTCTGTAGCGTCAAAAACATTCCACATTTCTGCTTTTGGTTTTGTTGCTGCACCACCAGTTCCATTAACAGCTATTTTTAAAGCATATAAATCTGTATCTTTCCACGCAGCTTCTAGAGCAGCACCTACTCCTGAACCAGTTGTAGCTATCATATAAGTACCATTCCACGTAACACCGGCACCAGCTTCGGTTGGCCCTGCATCTACAGGAGGTAAATCAGCAGCAGTAGAACCCTTATAAACTTTAGAAGGGCCATCTATAACATCATAAATATTAATACGTCTAATAATCCACTTAATGGGGTCATCTTCAGTAAGTCCTTCAACATTATAGTGAGTAGCATTATTTTCTCCATAGTGGAAATATAAAGTATCATCACCATCCCAACCATAACCAAGTCCTTGTCCTAACCATAGAGGCATATTATTAGTACCACTAGGGAAAGCTATATATTTAAATGCTCCTACATCTGGGGGTATATTAAAATGCTCTGTCATTTGGTCACTTATACTTGAACCAGTAACTACTAAATATCTACCAACTAAACCATTATCAGCATTACCAGAGATAGTACCAGTAATTTTAATACTCAAACTACCTGTAGCTGTTTGGTCAGTACTATTATAGTATCCTCCACATAAATTATCTAAAGATATAGCGTCCCAATCTGAAGGTGTATCAAAAGATATATATCCTGATTTGGTAAAGGATTCTTCTTTGGTAACATATGAACCAGAAAGACTATTACCATTAGTGGTATTAGCATATGTTTTAGAAATGCTAGTTGTGTCCTCAAATTCTAAAGCTTTCCATTCTGCTACTTGATTAATAGTTCCAGATTTTTCGACACCCAAATAATAAACACCTGCTATAGTTAAACCTGTAGCATTAGCCCAATCAGACATCATTTTATTAGCATAATTAGTCATATTAAAGAAAACCTTATTAGTCTTCTTAGGAAAAAGTAAAAGGAAGTATTCATTGGCCTTTCTCGAAGCATTATCTATATCTTTGAAACTTGCACCATTCATTCCTGTAAAACTAACTTCATTCTCATAAGCATTATTAAAAGCCTCAGAAGTATAATCCGCAGTATAATTACCATCTGCTGTATCCATACCCGGTGCATCTATCTTTGTAGCGGATTGTGTATCATCGTTGGCTCCAGTCCAATTAACTGGAGGAGTTATTCTAAAGACGTAAGGTTTATTATCTATTAATGAACTGACAGTAGTGCCAGTAGCATCAGCAGAACTAGAGGGCTGCATTGAATTTCTAACTAAATGATATTGGTCATAAAATCTACCAAAGTCATCCAAAGCAAACTGGTCCACGATGTAAGAAGTAGAGGCTGTAGTTGCAGTAGTATTCTCCACCCACTTCCCATTATAAAGTGCTTGAGTTCCAGTAGAACCATATGTATCATTACCTCTCAATCCAAAAGGACGAGGCATATAAGTATAGTCAATCCTCTTAGTTTCTTTTGTCTGTCTTGTATTATTATTAAAATAGTTAGTACCAGTTATACTCCATTGGAATGTTTCAAGGTCGAAAATCCCTTTCCCATTGTCATAACGATATTTTGAATTACTCACATTAGATGCTTTAGCTCTACTTTGTGAAAAATCCATAGTTATATATCTATATAAATCATCTACTGATTTAATTGGACTACCAGCAGAGACATATGTAATTGGACGAAATGTACCACCGTCAGATGCATAATCAAATGCAGTTAAAAATATCTTCAATCTATTAAAGACTTCGTTGCGCGTATAATCAGTGAGATATGAACTACCTACTTTAGGGTTTCTATATTCTACCTTTAATATCTGAGATATAGCAGCTCCATCTATCGCAGCAGCATTACCAGATATATCAGTTGCAAGAGTTAATATATTCTGAGGTCCATCATAAGTTCCATCTCCTGCATCTTCAGTATCAAGCTCCATATAGATTTTTTCTACTCGACGTGAACCTCCATCAGTACTTATCACATCCAAACCTTCAGAACTACTACTTCTAGTAGAGTCCACCAGTACCGCAGTTATGGCTAGCTTAATCTTGCTTGGTAAATAACCATACTCAGTAGCATTAAGTATAGGGGGAATTTGAGCATATACTTGCCCTGACCCTATCTCATCAAATATGCTGTTATCTATACCTGATTTTACAGTTCGATTTTCACACTTCATAATAGCAGTTGCGGGACCATCAGAAACAACCATTCGCTCTATACTTTTCCTATATTCAAATGGGGTAACAGAACCACTGATAGAGCCGCCCGAAGCATAATATTTAGAGACTATACCTTTTTGGTTTATAGTCTGAACACATATATCGAAATTACCTGTAGCTGTGTATGTATGGGATACTATAGGCTCTTGTACTGGTGTAGGATATTGCATCCATTGATAATTAGCAGTATCTACACTCCTACCTTCACCATCACCCCAGTCTATATAAAGTGCTGAGATATCTTTATCATTAAATGTAAATTGAACATATCTTTTATCCATTACTGTAGCTGTAGTAGCGGCAGTAGAAGCATCACTATCAGAATACCATTTTGCGGAGCTCATACACCCGTCACCTTCCATTGTACATTAGGTGAAGACGCTACTGCTGATGATGACTTACCTCTAACATTAGTATAATCATAAACGAACAATCTAGCATTATAATTTAATTCTGATGCCGTCAAAGCACTTGAACTATAGTCAGGAATACCTCTAGTTACTAGCTCAAATTCTCCTGCATTAGGAACTGGTATTAAAGCATAAGGATATAATATGATTTCTTCTATCGTTCCATGATATCCATTAATTCTATCATCATAGCCGGGAGCGGTTATACTACTTGGAGCTGAACCAACTCCTGCTGCTATATTACTTATACTTGGACCCACTCCTCCTGACATTCCCCCATGAGCAGTGTCAAATACTCCAATCACAAATTTAGAATAATTACTTCTTCCAAATCCTCCCGGTGATATTGGGCCTAACACTGTACCCTGTGGGATTCCAACTGAGCCTAATGTGGTACTGGTGCTATCTTCTAATTGTCCGTTAATATACATCCTGAATTGTTCGTTGTTAAGTACAGAAGAACTAGTTTCCACATCAGCTCCTAATTTTTCATCCCATATTAAGGTTATAGATAGTTTCTCCGTTCCATCTAAAGCATAGTTTGTAGACGAAGATAGTAATAATCCTTCATATCTAGCACCCGCAGCAAAAGGCCGTGGGGAAGAATTGTCACCATACAGTTTATATTCGTGATTATATTGACAAAATACTTTATTATCTTTTATATATACGTGTAATAAATCAAAACCACCTTGTCCCGGCGTAGTTGCCCAAGCTGCCCAAGTCATAGCTCCAGAAGCGGTTAGAGTAGTATTTCCTTGAAAGATAGTAGGTGGATAGTCGAGTGACTGCGTTGAAGTTCCAGAATTCATCGCTCCAGCCATCTGAGCAACTCCACACACAGTCATACCCTGAGTTTTAGTAGCAGCCGCTGCATCTTGATTATTTGGATTACAATGTATAACTAAACTCCAAGCTTCTGCCCAAGGATTAACTCCTGCTGTAGAAGCAGCACCTGTAGACATATCAAAATACATAGAGTTTGTTAGTTCTTTATAACTTCCCGTAGTTGCACACGCTCCATCATCTGTCATAGAAAGTCCGGGTGCATTAGAATTTCTCCATGTAGCATATCCAGACAATCCGTTAATAACAGGTTGATAATAAGCTATATAAGTTGCCTTAGTGGTTGATATTGAGGACTGTCCTTTTAAATTTTTAGCAGTCATTCCTGATAAATTGGTAGTATAATATTTATGCCATTTATTGGACCAATTAACATCACTCTCATTAAGAGGTGCCCAGAAACTACAATTATGATATTTATTTTCAATAGCTCCACTTGGACTGATTATTAAATGTCTATACCACACATCCTCAGCACTTTCATCCCACTTAAATCTAAGATTATTTATAGGTTGTTTTGATAATTCATATAGATTGATATCGGGACTCAATACATCAAAAGAAGGTTCTATTCGGAACTTTTTTATTTCAGGTAGTTCATCGTAATATTCCCATACATACTGAGGTCTATAATAGGTACTTCCAGATGTGTCTAATGTAGTATCATCTCCCACTATGGTAACACTCTTATCATTAACTTCATCTTCTAACCCTATAACCAGACTAACTTCTTCAAGTGGTCCCGGCGTAGCAGTTTCTACCATCTTCCTGAGGTCAAAATATGTTTCAGTATTTAAAACTGGTACTACCTCAGCTGCTTCTCCACCTGCATTTTTCTCCTCATCATATGAACCATATCCATAGTCTTGGTTAAGTATAAGAGAAGATTTTTCATCTACTCCCAGAATCCATGGATGGGTAGGGACTGCGGCCATACCTCTAGTATCCATATTAGTTAAATCATAAGAGTATTGTGCTTCGTTATATGTACTGCCCAGCTGTGTAGATATACTTCCAGTGGCAGGAGTTTCTCCCACAAAACAGAAATTTTCATATTGTCTTGTACCCCAATTCGGTGGGGAAAACATCATATCCATCCAATATCTTTTGGGTGAAATATATAAACTATATAAGTTCGAACCAACACATAAATCTGTCATATCATCGTCGGCTTTTGTTATTCCTGTCGATATATCAGTACTTCCACTGGTCACTCTTAAAGATATTGTATTAGTAGACATATCTTTTTTGAGTAATTTAACAGTATGTTTATAGCCTAAAGCAGTACGAGAAGCTCTATTAAATGTTAATGTAACGGGGTCTGCTGTAGCCTTTGCCTGACGGCTTAGACCAAATGATGTAGTGGAACCACTTTTAACTACCCAAGTATTATTACGTATACCTGCACCAGATACAGCCATACCTATTTCTATATTACCATTAGCTGAATTAAGAGTTAATCCGCTTGCATTATTTGTAGTTACACAAGTAGCGTCTGTAAAGGGTGCCATCACATCAGGTCCATCTCGTAAGATTTCACTATCTTGATACCAACCCGCTCTATAGATAATATATTCATCATCTAAATCTTCTTGGAAAATATCCATATCATCTACTGCTATTAAATTATGTCCCCCCGCACTATAAGTAAAACCTTGTTCATGAGTACCAGCTATTCCTTCTCCTGCTACTGATATTATCTTAGCTGAAGTTAAAGGGTTTTCTCGAGGTACTGCATATCCCCAAGTGTCACTTTCTGGTAAATCATTATGTGGTGATGAATTACCAGAAGAAAGAGTTAATTTCATAAATCCTTTTTGAGTAAGACCATCAGTACTTAACCAGTCTCCATCACCATCATATCCCATACATATATATGCACCGTCGACATATCCGGGCCATGCACCACTACCACCAAATGTAGTCTCAGGGTCCACAGTATTACCAGATGCTACAAATACCTTAGAGAATTTACTTTGTGTAGCCGTTCCTGATACTGTTGAATAAGAACCTTGTACGTCTGCAAACATAGAATACCCAGTAAAATAAGATTCTGCACCATCACCATCATACCCACCATTACTTATCCATGCAGCAGTAGGAGTAGCCCTTGGCATCTGGTCGAATTCCTTCGTAGAAAAATTATTTGCTAACATATAGGCTGATTTACTTCCAGTGCTTGTACCTCCAGTACCAGCACCTCCTACTATGTTAAACCAATCCCAATCTTTATATCCTAAAGTAAGATATTGACCGGGCATTACTGGCTTGAGTTCCCCATCTGGTGAAAATCCAGTACCATAATCGTCAGCTGCATCAGTTACTTTAGCTACTGGGCTAGGTATTGACAGTGATTCTCCTTTGAAAAATCTACTAGTCATACCTGCACCAGCAGAGTTTTGAGTGATAGGAGCATTCCAATATTTAAATTTAATACTATCTATAAGAAGTTCAGTAGCGGTAGGATTTGGTCCTGACCAACTTCCCGACTGCGAGACTGTACCATCACTTTTTAATACAGGGTACATTTGCTCGTCAGAAACCCAATAGTCATCACTAAACCAAGATTGGTAATTTGCCCACGATGGAGGAGTTCCATCACCTATAGGAGCAAACGTAAAGTTATTAACCCATATAGTCATATGTCGAGGAAAATGCTCAGGAGTACCTCTTACTTCATCACGGTCAGATAAAGTTTGCATATTTACTCCTTGTCTATCTATCCAACTCATATAGTAATGGGGACTATTATTACTTACGTCAAAAGCAGGTAAAGCTAAATTAATGTATGGTTTTTTCTTTGACATTTCTGCTACTTCCATATCCGCCAACGATGCACCACTGGTAGTAGTAATACCTAAATTATCAAAATAAGCCCTGATTGGAACTCCCGATTCTAAATTAGATGCATAGCTAATAGCTGGTTCTACATTTTCTTCCATATACCATCCATAATTAGTATTTTTACTCCATGGCTGTTGAACATCAAAAACAAATTTTACGTTAAAAAATTCATTTCGGGGTATTTTTACATATGGATAATTAGCTCTACTTGAACCTGTTAATTCTCCTATGAGAGGACAATGTAATAACGTCGATGGGGGTACGTATGGTGATGGTCCAGCTGCTATATTAGCCCATAGACCAAATTTTGTATTACTAGTGTTTCCACTGGCAAAAGCACACACAGGTAATGAATATGCATAAATAGAATTATTATCAATGAATTTATTCTTGGCGTCATCATATGTACCATTGTCACTACCTCCTGAAGCTCCATAAAAGGCAGAAAAAACCAATCCTGTAACTATCTTAGAACCTAATTGTCTATTTGCCACAGATACCTTGTTTCCCACCCCTGCTACTCCACCATCAGGAGTCTTGACTCCATAAGCATAATCTAATCCATATCTGATAAATTCATCCATTGTACAACTATTACTTACCTCTTCTGGTTTATAATTTGAAAAGGTAACAACCACACTACGCCAAAAAGTCTTATTATGGTAAGCATAAGTGTTTAGAGTTTGTGTGTCATATCCATCAGTACCATCTACAAATCCATAAGCAATTCCATTAGTTCCTGCCTGACTAGCTGTTTTTATATTCAGTGCAGGGGAAGATAACAATTGAGCTATTTTCATATTTATATTAATCTCAGGTAATACCGTACGCTGGTCTCCATGAGTTCTATTTCCGATAAGGTCTTGATTGATTTCGCTAAGACCGCCCGCATCTAGTGGAATAGGGTAAGGTATGTCATATATTGATGCCCAAGAAGTTTGAATTGGCGTACTAAAATCATCAGGGTTATAAGGGGACTTTTGGTAATCAACAGCTGTAGTTTTAGCAGTAACACTCCAAAAATTATTAGATGGAGTTGGAGTACGCCACCAATGAGACTTAACATTTAAAGATTGTCCTTCTCCTCCTTCTTCCGAAGGAACTAGAGTCATAGTACTTTCCATCACATTTCCCCAAGGGACATCCCAAGATGATAAAGTTGTATTATCCTTCCAAATTCTATTGAATATTGTATTGTGTGGGGTAGCATCTCCGTCAGGTAAAGTACCATCAGCGGGGTTAGTTTTTCCGAATTTTAAAATAGGTCTTATTGCGTCCCATTTCCAGTAAGGTTCATATATTTGCCATTTTTGTTTATCATCGCGGTGGTCATCAAGTGCAGTCCAAAGCCCTTGTATTCTATTTTTAGATTTAGGACGGACATATATTCTTTTATCTTCTGTAGATGTACCAGAAGGACCTCCTATAGAGAAATATTTACCTAAATTAGTTTCTACACTATTACTTCCCCCTCCACCAAAGAAAGCATCTCCACCAAAAGTTATAGCTTCAGCTCCATCTTTAGGTTTCACGTATGCATCTTCCATAGTCATTGCGGCATTTCCTCCTCCGGGTAATACTAATTTACTTCCCATAGATTTATTACTACCATCGAAAGTCTCTTCAAGCCATACTTCTCCAGTATCAAATTGAGCGGATGAAATCCAAAGAGCATCACCAATAGTACTGCTAGTAGTACCAAATAAATCAGTAGTTCCTGTAGCTAGAGTAAATCCTCCTTCAGATATAGGAAATCCATTTTGTATCTTATAAGAATAAAGAGAAGGTAGTGTAGATGTTCCAGATAGACTCATACCTGTGACATATGTTTGTAGAAAACCACCCACTAATTCTCCCATATTGGGAAAAGGAGTTTCACTTATATTACCTGAAACTACCCACTGTGTAGCTCCTAATCCTGCTTTAAATGTTAAAGTAGTTTCTGCATTGCCTACAGATAAATCTTTAAATTGTGGACGCACTCCCACTGCGTTACTTATTATTTCTTTCGTATAAAAATGATTTCGTTTAGTTGGTATCATTAAATGTTCCCTCCAAAGGTATCTATTCCAATTCTACTTCCTCGCATGTTTGCCTTTCTCACTTCTAAACGGTCTACACTAATATTAGAGCTAATACGTTGAAATGCTTTATCAGCAATCGCGCCAGCATCGCCTTCAAATTTGCTTAACATATTCTTAACGCGCTGAGTATTTAAGTCTTTGTTTGGAATTATTTTTCCCGGACCTTGCGGCATGAATAATTCGGGACCCTTTTCTCCTACTAAATAAGGACCACGCGCTCTCGTACGGCCTCCTTCAGACATTGGATTAACATACCCTCCTTCAGCAAAACCAAGATAATCCATAACCTTTCCTAAGAATGCACCACCCACTTTCTTAACTCCTTTTACAATTTTCTTAATGAATTTCCAGATTTTTGTGACTGCACTTATAACAGGGTCAAAAATATGTTTCATTAACCATTCACCAAGAGTAAATATAGGGTTTTTAAGTGTTTCTAATAGTTCTTTAGTTTTGATAAAGAAACCAACGATTGGGTCTATTACCCACTTTTTAACAATTGCATATATCCACTTAAATCCAGCAACTACTGGATTAATTATTTTTTCCATAAACCAATTACCTATTAATTTCACATAGTACATTAACATTTTGAAGAAATGACTTAAGAACATTCCTAATTTAAATAAGGGTCCTTCTAAAACAGCCCATACAGCATTTCCTACACCCATAATTATACCACCTAATACCTTAAATGGCCATAAAATCATATCAAGAGTGTGTCTAGCTATCATACCAAATATAGACCATAAATCTATCTGCTCATTTATCTTAACTGCAAATATTACAAATGCAACTATGAGAGCTATAACTCCTAAAACAATAAGTCCCACAGGATTGGCATATAAAGCTATATTCCATGCCCATGTAGCTATTGTAACTATACCAGTCGTTAATGCATAAAGTATAAATACTATTACTGCGGCAGCGGTAACAGCGAGATTACCTATTTTAGCTAGTGTATTAGCTCCTTCTACAGAAGTATTCCACCATTTTGCTATCGAATTATAAGTTGTTACTAATGTATCATATATTTTAGTTGGTATAGTTTGGGTTAATAGAATCCAACCATTTAATAATAGTGTATTTCCAAGGAAGTGAACCACATTATTCCATGCTTGAGCTATTGTTCCACGTATAGTTTCAGTACTCTTCCACATTCGCAAGAAAATATTTTCTTTCATTTGAATATTCTCTGCTACAGAAAGGCTATTTCCTGTTATCTTTGCGAATATTTCAGACCATTGAGCTTTTATATTCTTCATAGTCAATGCAGCAGCTATAGTTTTATACGCATTACTTATTTTAGTTTGCACATTTTCTATAACTTGCCAAAATGCTTTAGATATGAGTTGTGATATAGTCATTTTTCTTAAAAAGTTTTGTCTAAACTCTAATGAAAATTGTTTCATATCAGTACCATATATAACATATGAAAGTGCTAATTTGATTTTCATAACTGTATGTTCATATGTCTGTAACGCTATCTTTTGTATTAATTGAGTTATAGACATCTTTCTTAAAAAATTCTTTCTAAATTCTAGTGGGAGACGTTTCATATCAGTGCCATATGCTGCTTTAGAAAGTGCAAGTTTTATAGCCATTATTCCATTTCTAACTTTTTCCATAATAATCTCTTTTGTGACTAAAATATTTTTCATTATTAGTTGTTTGATAGACATTTTAGCCAAGAAATTCTTTCTAAACTCTAAAGGGAGACGTTTCATGTCGGTTCCATATGCTATTTTTGACAATGCAACCTTTATAGCCATTTGAGCGTTACCTATTTTTGTTAATATATTCTCTTTTATAGCTAAAATATTCTTCCAAATCAATTGTTTAATGGACATCTTGCGTAAGAAATTCTTACGGAATTCAAGCATATATTCAGCTTGAAGATGGGGATAAGCAGCTTTTGAAAGCCACAATTTTATTGCCATCTGAGCATTCAATAAACTTTCTTTAGCAGCAGACATAGCAGTAATCGTGTTCTTTTTAATATTTAATATATTTTCCCATATGAGTCCTAAAATATTCTTTGACTGTAGCCTATCTCTAATAAACCAACCTGCTATTTTTGCATCAGTTACAGCCAATCCAACAGTATCTGTAGCAATTATTCTATTTTCTAAAATTAATCTTAATTTACCTAAAGTTAAGTCATATATCTTAACAGCTATACCTTTCCACATTTCAGTATTAACTAGTTTTTGAACTACTAAAGAGGTAATTGTGGCATTTTTATGGGCATTAGTTACTAGAGTATTATTCAACATATTCGCCGTATCAGTTGCTGTTACTTTAGAATGATTCATCATAGCTAAACTGAGACTATACTGTAAAGCAGCTGTAATAGGTACTATTTTATTAAATAAATGAAAAGCTATAACTACTTTAGTCATCTGTGGTCCCATTATTTGGAGAGCCTTGACTATCAATTTAACTGGAATTAGGTATACTTTTAATACTTCTACACCCAACTTGGTTACTTCTAGGAATTTCTCTGCTAAAGGTAATATATTGTCTAATATTCCTTGTAACTCTTTAACTCCTTTAATAGCAAAAGTTTCAAGAGATTTACCAAATTCAGTCAATACATAAGTCCCATTTATGTTTGTCACAAGTAAACCTTGCAGAGATTCTGTCATTTTAGAAACGCCCTCATGAAAGGCATTCATATAACCAGTTCCTTCATAAGCGGCATCTTGGTACAAAGACATCATGGCTATATTATTTCTTAATATTTGAATTTGAGAAGAAATAGACATATTCTGAATCTTAATCATCTCATCTAATTCTCCACCAGCATTGGCTGTTGCTTCCACAGCTTCAGTAAATTCATCAGATGCTTGAACTAAGTGAACAAACGCAGTTGCACCACGCACATTCAAATCTTGAATTAAAGACGTAAGTAATTCAGTATCATTTATAACTCCTTCATCTAATACTTCATGGAAATTAGCTGCTATTTCTGTTAATTGAAGCATATTACCTTCAGCATCAACAACCTCTACACCAAACTTCTTAAAGTTAGCTGTAGCATCTCCTATACTCTCAGCAAGCTCTGCTACGCCCTGCCTTAATCCACGACCTGCTATACCAGCCTCTAAGGCTCTATTAGTCAAGACCTGTAAAGCACCTAACAGTTGGTCTATAGATTGCCCTGTAGAGGTAAAGAAAGGTAGAGCAAACTTAACAGCGCTTGCTAAATCTTGATACTCAATAAGAGACTTCTGTATAGCATAGGCGAATTTATCTGCTACTAATCCTGCCTGATTCATTTCCATTTCGAAACCAAACAAGGTCTGTGTAACGAGTTTAGAAATAGTATTGTGGTCTCCCTGTACAGCCATAGACAATTTGAGTGTATCGTTTAACACTGTCATTGCGTCAGCCGCGCTTAAACCTGCGGATGCAAGTTGATAGAGCCCAGTTGCACCGTTCTGCATTTCCATACCGAATTCTTGTCCAAATTGTACAACTTGATTACCAACGGAAAATAGTTCATCGTTAGTAACGCGGAAAACGGAGTTAGCGTTCATTAATTCCCGCTCAAATTCAATCAATTGTGAACTGTTTTGTTCAAGTTTATAATATAAAGCTGTAAGTGCAGATACAGATTCTCTTACTGCGTCTACAAAATTCGATTTCATAGATACTGCCATATCGTTAGAAGAACGGATGAGATGTTCTTGGATTTGAAGTTGAGACTTTTCTTGTGTTTCAAGTTCTTTTTGAGCTTTTGTAACACCTTCGGTGGCCTCTTTCTGCTTTGATAAATGTTTCTTTTTCTTTCTGTTATATTTATCATCTGCATTATTACGAGCTTTATCAAAACCTTTAAATTCATCTTCTTGAGATTGTAAAACAGCTATTTCATCTCTAATTTGTTGGACCTTTTCTTTTCCTAACGCTTCTCGTTTTTTGCTGGTATTAATTAAACGAGAATGAGCCTTTTTTCTAGCTTCGAATGTAGCAAAAACCTCAGCTCTCTCATCTTTTGAAAGTTTAGAAAAGTTTTTCATCATCTTGGCATAATCGCCAGCATCTTTCATATCTTTACTAAGGTTTCCAAAAAGTTTACCAGCAGCTTTAGTGCTTCCCATAGTAGCCTTTAAGCCTTTCATGGAACCAGCACTAGCCATAGCAGCCTTACCTACATCCCCATATAACTTTTTAATACGTGCTAGTTGAGCATTAGTACCAGCCTCAACCATCGAACCTTGTTTTTTAGTATGGTCTTTAAGAGCATTATTAGCTGCTGCAAGGTTCTTTTTTTGAGTAGCTAAGGTTCTAGATGCTGATGATATACTACTTTTATTCAAATTAGCATACATCTTGGAGGCGAAACCTCCTATTGCCTGCCCTGCCTGTGAAAAAGCCTTAGGAGAAGGCATTGCTAACCCAACGGCTACTCTTGCCGCAAATACTTGACCTGCGAAACCCATTTTATCAATTTCCTATCTTAGATTTCAATTCAGCCACTGCTGCTTCTTTATCACTTTCATCACCATGGATTCCACTTAACGATTCATATTTACGTTTTTGGGCCATGTATCTATTCCAATCTTGGCGAACACTAGGTCTATGCTTCGCCATATCACTTATATCCTTAGCATCATAACCATCCATAGAATGTAAGAGGCTATACTCGTGGCATGCTGCTAGAATACCTTCTAATTCAAAACGAGGGGTCTTTTTAATTTCCTCCCACGTCATATTCGTTTCCTTCATTAAAGGAACATATAATTGTACCGCATCAAGCGAGTTTGTCATCAGAGAGGAAAATTTTCTCGGCTCTCCTGCTCTACACCCATTATTTCATTAGATATTTGATATCTTAATGTAGTTGGGAGTAGACCCCAGTGGTCTTTTGTTATACAAGGTCCATCTGGTTTTTTCTCGTTAGCCTTTTCGAGCATTGATAAAATTCTTTTTCCGCCTAATTCCGTATACATTGCCATCTTTTCTTCTTCAGATGCAGTGTCCGCAACAGGTTTAAATTTTGGTTCTTCTTTTTCTACAAGTTCACAAAATTGATATTTTACTGTTTTTCCTCTAAAATTTGTTTCAGCTTGTTGTACTTCATCAGTAAGTGCAATCAAGTCATCCATTGACCACATCTCTGTGGTTTCTTCTTCTTCTTTTATTTCTTCTTCTGTCATTTTTAAATCACCTTTTCTTGGTAGAAGAGCGCAGGCTCAAGCCTGCCCCTTCCGTGTTTTATATCTACAACTCAGCAGCAGTTAAAGCAGTTACAACAGCAGCGTTAGTTACCTTAGGAGTAATATAAGTCATAAACTCCATGGTTTCTTCTGATGTTCCATCTGCGTTAACAGAAACTGTGTGTGACTGTACGCAACAACCCCGCACACTGAATACGTCTGTAGTTCCACTTAGAACTACATGTATACGATATCCTGTGTCAATGGTTGGTTCTTGTAGCGACGAAATCTCTGATGCGTTTGCACATCCTTGTCTACCACCATTATTGAAAATAGCGTCCCATGTGATGGCACTCTTTTTTCGTGTTAATGATACTGTGGTTTCCTTTTTGATTTCTGCTTTAGTTACTTGCCTTTTACCTACGTAGGTTATATCTTCATCGACTGCGCCGATTGATAAATCTACTCCTACTAAGTCTGCTTGTGCGGTTCCACCGGTTCCAGTTGCTAAAGGTACAGCGAAGTTATGAACTCCTGCTGTTCCTGAAGTTGCGTTGAAGCCGACAGCTCCAGCTATCGAACATCCGGCAAAACTTGCTGCTTGCGTGTCCTCAGTTGTAATATAAACTGAACAATCTCTTCCTAAAAAATATGCCATATTTAATTACCTCAATAATCCGCCAAGACAGTTTCTGTAAGATTAAAAGTATCTCCATCAGCTCCTTGTAGAGCTCGCTGTTGTGTTATAAATTCCATAGTTTCCTCTGAAGTTCCATCTGCGTTAATAGAAACAGTGTGAGACTGGATTAAACAATTAGGGAATTCCATAATTTCACCAGTAGCTCCACTCTTAAAAACTATTAATAATCTATATCCTGCTTGAACAGTTGTTGAGTTATTATAATCTTTAGGATTAGCTAATCCGTTTGCTATCAAAGGCGCTGCATCTGTGCTATTACCATAATCTCCTGCGAGACCCCAGCGTGCACCATGTTTACCAGCTCCATCTTCTGCTGACGTTGTTAATATTGGACCATTGAAAATTGTGTCCCATGTGTTATTACTCTTTTTTCTGGTTAATGAAAGGGTGTACTCACTTTTGATTTCTACCTTTCCAGTACCTTTCTGACCTATATAGGTGATGTCTTCATCAGTAGCACCTATACTTACATCTACACCAGTAACATCAGAAACAGCTGCGGGCCAACCTGAAGTGGCTGTACCTTCTGCCAAAGAATATGCGAAATAGTCGTAGTTGCTTGTTCCAGTAACTTTGATTTGTACATCTGTAGTTCCGTCCGCTGCACCACTAGCGACTGCGATATTCTTATCGGCTGTGTTTGATTCCGTACCGATGTAAACACTTACATCTCTTCCTAGGAAATATACCATTTTTTAATACCTCTTACTTTTTTGTCTAGACAACAATCCATTTCATTCTGTAATTAATAATGGTTTGTCCTATATAAAGCTTATGCTCTTATGTTAAAGTTTACTTAATCTTCTTTCCCTTTGCAGATAGTCCCCAGAATGGTGATTCCAATTGACCTTTCGTAACTAAGAAAGGATTAAGAGTTCCCCTAGCTTCAGGTCTATGAATACCTCCTCCCATCTGTGTTCCTCCGTGAAGAAATACATCAGTACCTACACCAACTTGTCCATCAACAAGAGTAGACTCGTCAGCCCAACGAACACCTTGGTCCCCGCGTTTTGTTGTAATTTCCTCAGGAGTTGCTGGCCTCAGTTGTCCTCCTTCTAATATCATAGGTGTTCCTGTTCCCTGCACTGGAACTGCATTTTTATATCCGGGCATTTGTCCTGCGCTAGATTCCTGACCTCCTAACAATTTCAAAATATATTGGATATTACCTTGACCTGTTTTACTTTTAAACTCTGCCCAACCACCGGGGTCTCTATTATAATTCATAAACCAAGCAGCTGCGGCACCCTCCCCTCTTCCAGATTTTGGACCTGTATATCCGTATGATTTTCCAAAGATAGAATTCTTTACTCCACTCCAATTACTCCATTGTCGTTTAATAGATTTAATCCATATTTTTGTTATGGCTTGCGACCTTTTAATTGCTTCTTCGTAAAACTTTGCATATTTCTTAGCCATTTGCTTTCCGGCCTTTCCTTTCTTTGGGTTTAAAAAGTTTTCAAATTGCTCTTTTAAACTTGCAGCAATCTCAGGAGTAGTAAGAGTTTTAACAGCTTGTACGAATGGTTTAGGTGATAAATGGTCAACACCACCCTGAGTATACACCCACAATGATGAACCTATATGCTCTAACCTTTGACTAGTAAATACAGTTGTGTTAGCTACCTGAGCATCCATATCTTTACCTAGCGCGGTAGCTTCCCCGAGCGACATTCCTAAATTAAAATGAGCATCTGACATCAACCAATTATTCACTAATCCTAAGACATTTGGGTTAGCTGTATCTCCGTGTAGAGTCTCCAAGAATGCAGCTATTTCATCAGCACTCTTACCTTTAACACTACTTATATCTATTACAAGAGCTTGTGTCGCTATTTTTTGTAATATTAAATCACCATAATTTGGAGCCGTACCAGCTTTAAAACTATTTTTTTTAAAAACAGGTTCTATTCTTATAAAACCTATGAGGGGTGACAACTTTTTTTTTCCAACCATTATTTCTGAACCTTTCAAAGGTATTTGGTATAAGTATGCTCCTCCCTTTATTTGTTCACCGTTTGTCTGTTTAAACATCCTCTCAGTAACTTCCCAAAACCTATCTACCAACTGAGCTCCTATATATGACGCAGTCTCAACACCAGTTTTACCTCCATGACCTATCCTTTTCTTTGCACCTTTACTTAATTCTCCATATGCGTTTGAAAGAGAACCACCTATTTTATTATATTCTTTCATAATTCTTTTAGCTGCAATTTTAGCACCCTTTTCGAGTTGTTTTTGTGGGTTTTCCATATGACTCAACTCATTATATGCGTCAGAAAAATATTTAGTGCCTAATTCAGTCGTAACTTCAATACCTTGAATATTGTCCAAAAAGCCTGCCTTTTTTTGGTCCTTAGTTAAACTATGAGACATTCGTGCTAACATATATTCTAAATTAGCAGCTTCTTGGTCGGTTTCAGCTAAAAAATCAATACTATGGGCACTCAACTCAGAAAATCCTTTTTTGGCTCCTGAAGATAAAAATTTAGCTGGACCACTAACATTATCAACATTCCAATCTTTAGTATTACCTTTATTATTTTCCAAATATTCCATAACTAAATAGTCTTTAGTTTCTCCTGTGGTTGCCATATATTTTCCCACTCCTGATTGTTTATTGATTGAGGGTGGGATTAATTGCGCATCATATAAAATTTTTCCTAGTTCTCTTCCCATTGTTGAACTTGCTACTCTAGCAGCTGTTTTAGGATATGCATTATAAGCTTCATCAAAATTTTCTCTAAATAAGTCAAACATTGGAGACCAATCTTTTGTCACTTGATTTGCACTCTCTGCTCCAACTGATTTAGGAGCTACGGTCCACTTATTAGAACCCTCAGTCATGGCACCATCAGTAAGAGATTGTTTCCATTGTTTAGCAAAGGGCATCCATATATCAAAACCAAACTCAGTAGTGGCAAATGCGTCCTGACCTGCTTCAGTATCAGAATATTTACCTTTATATTCTTCTAGTGTCATACTATCTTGTATTTTTGAAAACTAGTAACATAGTGGTGGAAGCCGCCCACACCTCAAGAGAGGCATTATATCCGATTTCAGTAAACCCTCCAAAAGAACGCTGGTCTATTTCAGTACCCGAAGATGAAAAATCACAATCCATAAGAACATTAGCTGCTTGAAGCATCAAATAATTTAATAGTCTACGTTGTTTATAAGGGGTAGAGCCTACTGTGATAGAACTTTCTCGTTGTACTGCTAAATGAATTCTAAACCCTATCCCATAAAGTTCGCCAGTACTTCCATCTACATTCATACCCATGAACTGTTCATCAACACCATTAGCGACCATTTCTACTACCATACAAGGATATTTAATATCTTCTGGTTCAGGAAATTGTCCGAACACTGTTATATCTGAGGAAGACCAAGCAGTACCTCCACTATAAGTCCCGGTTCTTAAATTATCAATCAATGTTCTCTCTACGTTATTAATGTGGTCAGATGCCATGTTTATGAATAAGCCCTCCTACGAGAATCACGATTACCACGAGTTCTCACACAATTATAAGTAGTAAAATCACTATTTAATTCTTTTAATGAATGTACGTGCCATGATATAGATTTATAAAACTTTATATTTCTAACCATAACAGTATTACCACTAGCTGCTCCAGATACCTTAAATTCAAAATCTCTGAAATTAGCTTCATAATCAAAACTAGAGCCTGTTGTAACTGTTACAGCATAACGGGTTCCGTCCATATATATAGAAGTTCCACTGCCTACTGTTCCTGAGACAAATGGTACATCTATAGTTAACCAACTACCTGTAGGTATGCTCAATGAAGCAGGTGTATACTTAATTTGATAGTTGGTATCCTGAGTGCCTCCATTAAAACTCTTAAAGTTACTGAGCGCTATATTGCTTGCTCCACTAGCCATTATTTGGAACTTTATTCTGTCAGCTTCTAGCGTATTTTGAGCTCCCGTAGTTAAATAAAACGTGCCATTATAATCAGTGCCTAATGTAGCTGTGATTTGTTGACCATCAGATGCAAATGTAACATCTGCGCTCCCAGATGTCCATCCAGAGGTTCCGCTAGTAGGAACATGGTATATAGTTCTTTGGCTATCTATAAACCTATCCCAGCCCTCTATTTCATCAAAGTTAGGATTAGTAATTGTTTGGTCAAAATTAGAATATCCCTTTATGGTTTGCATATTAGGGGTATAAACTCGTGCTACACCTATAATGTTAGCGCCAGCTTTTTCTAATCTAAAGTCGGCAGTCATTGCAGGGCGTATTAGAGCTGGTAAATTAGGATATAAAAGTTCTTGAGTAACAATAGTACCTCCTTCTACCCCATAATTATCTTTACCATAAATAGCAGGTCGATGATAAGTTACCATACGACTCTGTCCAGACCTATGCCTGAGTTGACGTAAAACTCTTGCCATATTAACATGACCGGGCCTAACTCCTTGATTACTAAGCACTGTAATCTACTCCCTTTACCGACGGATACATATTCTTAGTGGCATCAACCCCTTTAACGTTCTTGAGCCAGTTAACTTTTCCGAGGTAAGGAGCAGCATTATATTCAGTTCGCTTAATACTCAAGCTCTTCTTCATGATAAGTGCTTGATTAGCTAAAGTTTCCCAGACCTCGTATTCGGATGTGTCGTAGTAAACTTGAAGGTCACCTATAGCAATCCTGTCAACGCCTACACCATTCTGGGCGAGGCACGATAGATAACACGTATAATACATAACAGCATTATCATAAGTATTATCGTCATTAAGAGTAAAAGTACCACTAGTGTTTTCATTAAACCATTCAGCAGCTATATTGGCTAATATATCTATTGTAGAGTTATCTAATTCTTCTTGTTCTATACCCGCTAACAAACGGACTCTATTTCTAAATGTAGAATTCCATGATATACTTACTGCCATTACATCATCCCCATAGCGCCTGTACCACCAGCGAGAGCAACTAACATAGCTATCCATCTCCACATGGACTGCTTAATTTCATCTTCCCACATCTGATGGTGGTGCAAATGATTAGTGAAAAGCGTTTCAAACTTTTCCATACGGTTGAATACGGTTTTTACACGCTCATCCATACGGACTAAAAGCTCGTCACGCTCCTGCACCTTCATATATACTTTACTCCCGTTATCATATTTAAAGCTTTCCTCATCCTTTCACCACCCAAATAGCCTCCGCAACCTGAATGAAAGTTTTATTTGCTCCTCGATAAGCAGCTACTGATACATTTGCTGAGGCAGTATTACTTCCCCCTTCATAAATAACATCCGGACTACCAGTTGATGCTTGGACCTGTAAGGCCGCCGTAGGGTCCGCTGCCCATGTTTGCATAACTGTTATTTCTAAACCTTCATTACCAGCTTCAGCAAGTGGTAGTTCGGTTGGAATGGCGGAGGTACCGGGAGCACTTGGACCAGCTGGTGCTACATATTGAATATTAGGTGCTGCTGCTAAGATTGCATTTTGGTCAAAACCACCATGAATTGCACGTATAAATAAAGATTCTCCTAAGTCTTTTTGAAACGAAGCTCCACTAGCATGTACAGTAGTTATGTGTGATTCTTTACCACTACCAACACGAGCTGCGTTAAAAATCATATTAGTGCCATCATAGTAAATATCTGCATCTCCACCATTCCCAAACAATACTCCGGGTGTACCATCTTGTTTTTGCCATATATAATTGGTACCACGAATAACCCCAGCTACTTCTAAAGTATTGTTAGGTGCAGTTGTGCCTATGCCTACTCTTGATTCAGAACCATCAATAGTCATTACAGTTGTTGTGGAAGTATTATCTACAGTTTTAAATATTATATCTTTATCATTCTGAGTGTTCTGTATAATAAAATCTTGAGAACTGTTGGTTAATCTACCAAATTCACTACCAGCACCCTTTAATACTATATCTTGACCACCTGCATCTAATCTTATATCATCATCAGAATCTATAGTGAAGTCTCCAGAAGTAGATACATCGAACTCTACTTTACCAGTACTAGTTCCATATAATCTCATTGGGCTAGCATTACCTGATACACATAACAGGTTAGTAGGTGAAGTTGTGTTAATACCTACATAATTAGCCATCATGTGGATTTCACCAGTAGAATCTGACTTGGCTTGTAGCCTCATCTTTGAACCAGCTGTTTTAAATTGTCCACCATTTGTTCCAGTACAAGACATTGTTGGTCCTACTCCATTGCTATCAAGAACAGAGAATTGACTGTTTATAAATTGGAACTGATGAATAAAACCGGGACTGTCCCCATCAAGTCCATAGAAATTTAATTGACCGTTAGGTGTTGTGTTAGTAGGGTCATTAATACGAGATTGTATTTCCCAGTATGTTTTTCTATCGCCGCTTGTTGCTTCTTCACTGTCAAACTTTATACTACCTGCTTGGTCTCCAGAAGCTGGGCTTGCTGTATTTTTATAAAATGTTAATCCCGGTGGAGTATTATCTGCGTTAGTGTTTTCTATTGTAAATACAGGTTTACTAGCTGTAGCGCTTGTTAAGGTAACGTCAGAACCATCATCAGTTGTAGTAAATCCACTTACACCACCAAAGGCACCCCCATTATTGAATTGAATTTGAGTATCAGAACCACCCGGACTGGTACTTCCTGCATTATCCATAACGAAACTACTAGTAGCTAAAGCTGTATCTGAATTTGAAGTGTCTCCTCCTGTAACGATAGAACCCATTGCAGCACTACCTCCTAATTTCATTGTATAGAAAGATGTATTACGTACAGTCATTAAAGCAGTTGTAGTATTATAGGAAAGATAAGCTGGGAAGTTAGCAGCACTTTCAGTTCTTAGTAATCTACCTCCTTGGTCCTCTACGAAAGCTAATGGATAAGTAGTACTGCTTGGTCCTTCCCAAACGGTACCTGTTTCCACTGCTGTAGAAGATTGGTCATTTAATTTTGAAGTGTTCCAGTATAAGTTAGCACCAGAAGCATATATTCGATTTGTACCTGCTAAACCTGTGCTATCAGCCATGTGAATATAACCTTTATTATATATTATATCACTTATATGCAACTCTTGCCATTGTTTGGCAGGAGTTCCTAAGGTATATGTATCATCTGCTACTGGTGATAGATGATGAGAAGATAAGTTACCGTTTATAGTGACAGAAGCACTTGAGAAGTCTCCATCAATTAATGGAGTTGTAGTATTTGAATTAGCTATAACTAATTTGTTGGATTCAGTGTCGTGGTCTGTGTTATAACCAGCCTTGTGTCCTAAAAATACGTTACCTGTTCCTGTAGTTACAGAACGACCTGCTTGATGACCCACAGCAGTATTTTCACCTGCATCTCCTGCTGGTTCCAGTGAATACAGAGCTTGCCAACCTATAGCTATATTTTTATCTCCATCAACATTAGTATATAATGCACTATGTCCTATAGCTACGTTCTTTTCTCCTATAGTAGCTGAATGTCCAGCAGTATAACCTATGTATGTATTACTACCTCCAGTAGTATTAGTATAACCAGCTCTATGTCCCAAGAACACATTGGCTTCTACTGCACCATTTAATGCATATCCAGCTTGATATCCAACAATCGTATTATAATCTCCTGTTGGGGCGCCACCACCTGCTGCTTGATGACCTATAATCGTTGAAGCGTCCATAGTAGTTGCACCTTGAGCTGCATTTGTACCAATAATAACATTTTTACCACCAGTGTTGGAATCTAAGGCATTACCACCTATTACTACGTTATCTACACCTGTGGTATTTGTAGTCATAGCTTGATAACCTATAGCTATGTTGTTTCCCACACCATCTGCGGATACTGTAGCATTTGCAGCAAAGGAACCAATTGCTATATTCTTGTCTCCTTCTACAAGTGCATTAAGTGCACCGTATCCCATTCCTATGTTATTATGGCCTATGGTTATATATCTACCTGAATTACTTCCTACAAATGCGTTTTGTGTACCTGTAGTTAATTCTTGACCTGCTTGATTTCCTATGACTACATTATGTTGTGCTGTAGTTCCACTAGAACCTGCATAATATCCTAAAAATACGTTTGCATTAGCTGTAGTGGCGTTCTGCCCTGCTGAATATCCCATCATAACATTAGACCCACCAGAGAAGTCAGCACCTGCTGCGGAATAAGTTCCTACAGCTACGTTATAACTAGCTCCTGATTGTCTATATCCTGAAAGATATCCGATAAAAACACTGCGTAGAGTATCAGGGTCTCCCGAACCTCCTTCTCCAGCGCGATGTCCCATCATTACGTTATAATCACCTGTTTCATATAAACCAGCCTGAACTCCAGTCATGGTGTTGTATACTCCATCAGTTAAAGCTTTACCTGTCTGGTATCCACTTAGAACGTTACCGAAGCCAGTTGTTATAGCGTAACCTGCTTGATAACCAAATATATTGTTGTTATGACCATCTGTCATAGAGAAACCTGCTGTATATCCTGCTACTGTATTTCTGTTGGCTGAAGTTACACTCGCTAGTGCTTGCCTTCCTATAGCTACATTCTCTTTTGCTGTTCCATAACCTGTTCCTGACGAAGCACCTGATAAAGCTTCATAACCAACAGAAGTATTATAATTACCACTAACTCTATATCCAGAGGAATCTCCTACATGAGTACTACCTGTTCCTTTTGCATAAGCTCCAGCTACTCTTCCAACAGCTGTATTATATTTTGCACCATCAGCATAATACATAGCTGAAGCACCAATACCTGTGGACCTATCAGCTCCAGTAGCACTATAACCAGCAGCATGTCCTACCATTGTGTTACCACCATAGCTGACATTACCTGTCATTTGATATCCTGCTGTATGTCCAACAAAAACACTAAAACCTCCATAAACACTACTAGTTGTTCCAACCAAAGCTTGTCCAGCGTAAGCACCTATTGCTACGTTTTCTGAACCTACTGTGGTTGAGTCTAAAGCTTGATATCCTATGGCTACATTACTATGAGCAGTAGTTATTGCACCACCTGCTGAATGTCCAGCAATAATATTTTTATGCCCTTCTGTTATATTTTCAGCAGAAGAATGACCCATTATTACATTACTATATCCAGTAGTTAAATCATAAGCTGCTCTATATCCCATTATAACATTGTCATCTCCTGTAGCAGCAGCTCCACCCATAGCTTGTCTACCTATAACAACTGAATCAGAAACTCCTGTAGCTGCATTCATTGCATCTGCCCCTATAACAACATTATAATTCTGGGTTGTTAATTTTTGTCCAGCTGTTTTTCCTATATAAACTCCATCAGCCCCAGTCGTGATATCATTAGCTGCGGCATATCCTACGGCTACGTGATTATTAGCAGTAGTTATAGCTTTAGAAGATTCAGCACCTATAGATACAGATTGAGTAGATGTATTACCAACAGCTTCACCACCATAACCAGCTCCTTCTCCTATCCAAACATTAGCGTTACCCGAAGTCCAATATCCAGCAGCATAACCTATAGCTGTAGTACCAGTCATCGCAAAAGTCGTGCCGGGACCATAAGAAGCCCAAGAACCTATTGCTACGTTTCTTCCTGCTCCATCAGCAGGTGTATTATAATATAAAGCAGCTCTTCCTATAGCTACATTATAATCTCCATGTACATTAGAATAGGCTGCTTGGTAGCCTATAAAATCATTATAGTTACCTGTAGTTAGTGTGTGTCCAGCAGAATGACCCATCGCATTATTACGAATACCTGCTGTTACACTTCCTAAAGTCATATAGCCACCTATAGCAGTATTACCACCAGTGCCATCAGCAGTGGCTGCTGCTAATAAAGCCTTATATCCAAACGCTGTATTATAATCACCATGAACGTTTAATGCGAGCGCTTGATGTCCCATAGCAGTATTATAATTACCTGTGGTGTTTGTTGTAAGTGTATCATATCCAACAGCCGTGTTCTTTTCTCCAGCTGTATTAGATGCTAAAGAACTATATCCTATAGCAACCTGATTAGCATCTGTAGTAGTACGTAAAGCTCCTCTACCTATAGCTACATTTCCTGCACCATGATTCGAGGATAATGCATCAAATCCTACAGCCACATTACTGTGAGCACTTGTAGTGGCACCACTTCCTGCGTCCTTACCTATATAAGTATTGTAATATCCTGTTGTAAGAGTATAACCCGCTAGATTACCTACAACCACATTGCTATGTGCTGTAGTAGCTGATGCCATACTTTGTTTACCGATTGCTACATTACTATAAGCCGAGACAGTTCCAGCAGATGCACCAAGAAGGGCCTGATGACCTACAGCTGTATTATCATTTCCAGATGGATATAAATTAGCTTGATATCCAACAGCAGTCTTATGTTGACCTGCTGCATAATTAGACATATGTCCTACACCAGTCGAAGTACCTCCTATCGAATTATTAGCTTGAGTACCTATAGCAACGGAATATGCTACAGTAGCTCCTGCACCACCCATAGCATATCTTCCTATAGCTACATTACTATTAGCAGTGGTTGTTTGGTCTCCTGCATTTCTACCTATAAAAACATTCCTATCTCCAGTTGTTAATGCATAACCTGCGTTGTGACCTAGCATTGTATTGTCGTCTGCATCTGTGGTTGTGTTTTGTGCAGTTCTACCTATAATAATATTATACCCTTCTACATATGCAGGAGTAAAGTTGGCAAGAGTATCATCACCATCAGCAATGGGAATATAGTTATCGGAGACTGTACCACCTATATCTCCTCCTCCTGCTGCGGCATTAAGTTGTGCAGTTGTTCCAGCTCCATCAGTATACCAAAGGCCAGCATTATTTGTTCCCGAAGCCCATACATATCCTATAGTAGTTGCAGATGGAGTAGGCTTCGTACCTATACTTCCATCTAAAGCAAGCGAACCACTTAATGGGGTGATTGTTACATTAACCATCCTGTACCACCTCTAATGTTTCGTCGGTCCTTGAACCAACAACATAATAATCAAATTTATAATCTTTATTTGTACACGCTATCATGACTTTATCCTTCTGCTTCTCTTTAATGTAGACAGTGTAAGGTCCATGAGGCGTGAGTTGTACTGAGTAATCCTCACACATAGCATCCCAGTACTCAGGAAGCTCTATTTCGCAACCATATTCTTTTGCCTCTATAGTGCCCCTGATGTATATACCATGCTCAGGGCCCTCTAGAGACCCATGCACTAATCTCTTGTCTTTATATAGTGGATGCTCTATATTAAAGCTTTTCGCTGTAGCGCTTAGTGTACCGTCTATAGTTACGGTGCCCGCCGAGAAGTCTCCTCCGATAAGTGGAGTGCCAGCAGCATTATGAATATAAAGTTTGTTGGATTCAGAGGTACTAGCAGAAGGTCCAGCAGATGGGCCTACATACACATTGTTAGAACCAGTTTGTAAATGTTGACCTGCATATGGACCTATAGCCATATTGTATTGTAGATTAGTTGTAGCTTGATTTAAATCGGTCAAAGCCCCTCTCCCTATGGCTAAATTGTAGTTACCTGTTGTTAATGAGTTCAAAGTCTGTTTACCAAAAGCTATATTACCTCGTGAGGCTGAAGCACCAGCCATAGCCGTTAATGTTTCCGAACCAATACTTATATTATATTCTCCTACAGTTCCAGCAGAATCCTTAGCAAAACTACCCCCTATACTTATATTTTCACTCGAAGCTCCAGATAAGCGATACATCGTAGCACTTCCAATAGCAATATTACTATCTCCTGCAAGTGTGCCAGCGTCATCTCCTAATGCTGTATATCCTATTGCTACATTATGTTCTGAATTATTACCTGCATTAGTTAATGTATTATATCCGACTGCTACATTACGTGCAGAATAACTTAGATTATATCCTGACTTATATCCTATAAGTACATTATCTCTACCACCTAAGCTAGTAGTAGCATCACCATTAGTATAACCTGCTTGATAACCTATAATAACAGTATTACCTTCAGTAGATACATTACTATAATTAGCTTGAAATCCAATTGTAACGCTGCCATCACCAGATGCAGCTCCTCCTCCCATAGCTTGTCTTCCTATAACCACCGCATTATTCATACTAGTAGCTGCTGGTGCAGTTGAACTACCCATAATAACATTGTATTGTCCAGTGAGTACCTTACCTGCATCTTGTCCTACAGCTGTATTCTCGTGTGCTGTTGTAGAAGTAGTTAAAGCATTATATCCCACAGCTGTATTACCGCTTGCGGTTGTTAGAGCATCTAATGTTGTAGCTCCTACTGCTACATTTTTTACTCCTGTTGTAGCGGCGTTCATGGAATAATGTCCTACAGCTACATTGTTTGAAGTACCCGACGCTGTGTAAAGTGCAGATGCACCAATAGCAACATTAGCTTCATTAAGAGTACCCCCTTTACCATACATGGCCGAATCACCCAGAACTACATTAGCAGTTCCGGTAGCAATATTATACATAGACTTAGAGCCCACAGATACATTATATCCGGACGCAGCTTCAGCATGATAGCGCATAGCCATCCATCCGAGGGCTACATTATAGGTACCTCCCACTGATGCTTTTAAAGCATCATATCCCATAACTGTATTGTAAGTGCCGGTTGTTAAGTTGGACCCAGCATTAGAACCTATTAAGACGGTCTGTGCAGCGCTTGTTAAATCTTGCCCTGCTAAAGAACCTATCACTACATTGTCATCTCCAGTTCCAACACCAGTCCCCCATGCCTGTCTTCCTATGATAACAGAACTGTCTACACCTGTAGTATTATATGCTGCATCAGAACCTATGATAACACAATAATTACCAGTATGCGAATAGCCCGCATATACCCCTACATTAACATTGTCTCCTCCACCAGCAGTAGGGCCCGCTGCATATCCCACGGCAGTGTTTCTAGCTTCGGTAGTTTTCCATCCTCCAGAACCATAACCAACGAAAACATTGGCATAGCCCTGAGTGAGGTCATTACCAGCATTCATCCCTAGTGCTGTATTATTAGAACCATCTGTAAGGTTTTCCAAAGCAAGATAACCGAAAGCGGTGTTGTAATCCGCAGAAGCAGTAAGACTGGCGGGAACTATTCCTAAAAATACGTTCTTGTCTGTAGTTAAGTCCACATAGGCAGGTAAGAAATCACCCAACACGTCTGTTGCTGTAGCTATAGGGATGTATGTGTCAGTAACTCCTCCAGTGAAAACGTTTGCTTCGCCCGCTGTCAAATCCGTATCTGTCCCATCACTAGCTGTAAACCATGGTGTGGTTGGGGAAGTACTTTTAACCCAAAATATTCCAGCACTAGCCACGTTAGTAGGGTCTCCAGCTTGTTGAGGCAACTCTACAGTATCATTGATTCGGATGCCATTATTAGTAGGCATTGTTGCAGCCCCGATTACTGCTTTACCTGTTGTTTCTAAAGCTCCACCAACCTTTAATGTTTCTGTAGTATCTATCTGGAGCTTGCCTGATGTTCTATACATTCTATTAGCAGTTGTATTATCTAAAAGAAGTGCTCCACCTGAAGCCAAAGCAAGTGGAACAGGGTTTCCTCCAGAATCTGTTACATATAAACCATTAGTAGAAGTATTACGTTGTAGACGCGTATATTCATCTATTATAATTCCATTCTTAGAAAAGTTTACTGACTCTGTTTCAGTGCCATCAGCCATAACAAGGACTTTAAGTTTACCGTCCTCAGTACCACCAGTATAATCATCAACACGCATTTGTAGTGTGGCATAATTAGTTAGTGCTCCACCATCGTCTTTACTTTGGAATTTTATTCCTGACCTTGCATTCTCAGTAGCAGATGTGGGCCAGTGTCTAACGCCTATATAAGCACCCGTGTCTCCTGCCCTATTACCTTCAAACCAAGCAACTTCGGTATCAGCTGAATCTACTACATGCATTACTGGGTAGGTACCGTTTCCTGTACCTGAAACAAAGGCTGCCATTCCAGCAGAACTTGAACCCCTTACATCTAATTCAGCAGTAGGTGAAGTTGTGCCTATACCTAGATTACCACCAGATGTTAATGTCATTGCTGAAACACCATCTGTGTTTTGTTTCCAAAGAAGAGACCCATCTGTTTTATTTTGCCATAACCAATTTGCATCATTACCTTCAATCAGAATATTAGTGTCTGAGGTAGCTCGGTCACTGAAAGAATATTGATACCCCGGAGATGACTCTCCAAAGCCAATATTCCCTGATTTCATAGTCATGGTAATAGTTTCTGTACCAGCTTTCATAGTTGAAAAATAAAGATACCCACCTTCTGCACCATCAGTAACAGATTGAGCAGTAGAATAAATCTTAGCCCCTAATGTTTTCTGAGCGGCATCATTATCGAAATAGAAAGACAACTTACCCGCATAATCATTAACAGCTTCATCTGTGGTACTCTTATAGAATTGTAATTCTGCTGCATTAGCATCAGCATTTGTATTTTTAAGCATTAAAACTGGTTTGCTAGCTGTAGCGCTAGTAATAGTCATGCCACTATCATCTGTAAACGTAAAATTCGAGGTACTTGTAATAGAGTTACTTCCATCACCATAAGCAACTTCTCCTGCTGTGGCTGTACCTTGAATAGCTCCAGCACCGGGCGTAGTTGTACCAATTTGTGCGCCACCCCAGAATAATGTTGAACCAGATGCCCATAAGTGGTTAGTGCCGGGGTTTGATGTGATTGCTCCATTAGTTAATATAAAGGAACCACTTTGTTCCATCTGGGTTCCAGATAAAGTTGTCATACCCCCATGTAATTTTATATTTTGAGTAGCAGCTGTTCCTGTCCAAAGTATAGGAACATAATAACCGCTTCCATCCCATGTACGCTGTTTAAATATAGCACTTCCTGATTGTTCTAGTACAGTTTCAGCACCGTCGAATTGTAACTCATTATCTGTAGTTCCATTATCAATTCTGATAGTCCCTGCTACTTCTAGTGCATGATTAGGTGCAGCTGTGCCTATGCCTAACCTACCAGCAGAGACATCAAACCTTCCTTTCTCTGACCCAGCATTCATCCAAATCATATCTCCTGAATCATCTACTTGAAGCATTTGGCTTCCATTTATATACCACCGATGACGTACTTCAGCATCAGAGCGTATTTCTCCATTAGCAGCACTATTCACAATATTAATATCATCACCATTCTGGTAAATATAATGACTACTTCCACTGAACTGTAGTTGACTAGTTCCAGTTAGTTTTAAATGTCCACCACCATCATCATATACCACAGATGAAGCCCCACCGAAAGCTCCTCCGTTATTATATTGCATTTGAGTATCAGAGCCGCCGGGCGTTTCTGTAGAGATACTATCGTCCACGTATTTCTTATTAGCTATCTGAGCATCTGCTGTTGGAGCAGCGCTCGAAGCTAAAACAGAAGCATCAGCTAGAGTAGCTATACCTGTAACACCAAGCGTACCCGTTATAACAGCATTGCCTGATAGTTGGGTCGTTCCTACTACGTCTAGTTTATATGAAGTACCAGATACACCTATACCTACATTACCATCATCATCACCTAACCAAACATAGTCATCAGTACCCGCAGTACTTTGGCCACCCAATACTAAATTTCCATCACTGTCTGTATAGATATGATTACCTTGAGAATTAGTATGTTCAATAGCTAGTGTACCTCTTATAGTTGAATTACCTGAGAGTTGAGTTGTTCCTACTACATCTAATCTATGAGCGGGTGCAGTTGTGCCTATACCTAAGTTGCTACCAGTAAGACGCATTCCTTCTGCATTATTCCAAAACCTAATACCTGTACTTCCACCCCAAGCACCCACAACCATATTAGTTCCATCAAATGTTACCTTCCCCATTTTACTAGTGGAACCATCTTTGAGAACCCTTATTTGGTCGCCAGTAGAATAATCACTATCAACAATAAGTCCCTGACCTTCTGATAGTGCATCAATGTGTAATTTTGCATCGGGTGAAGTTACGCCTATACCTACATTAGCTCCTGATAGAATCATTAAGTCTGCCATGCTTCCACCAGTAGAAGTTCGGAATCTTATAGCTCCTTCTTCAGAAAGATTTGTTACATTGGTAGATTGAGCGAATATATCAGCATAGGTAGGACTACCTCCTGCACTATCTTTACCATCAAATCTAATATAACCTAGATTGTCTCCAACCGCAGGACTTGCGGTATTTTTATTAAATATTAAAAAGGACGAATTAGCATCTGCATTTGTATTAGTTATAGTAAATGTTGGTTTAGATGCTGTAGCACTTGTTAGAACTATATCCGAACCGTCGTCTGTCGTGGTAAATCCGGATACTCCACCAAAGGCACCTGCATTATTGAATTGAATTTGAGTATCAGAACCACCGGGCGTAGCCGCAGTCCCTGTTGCAGTTAAATCGAAATCTGTACCAGCGTCATCGGTGAAGTATGGTTTGTTCGGGGTGTCATTCTTAACCCAGAATTGTCCGTAATCAGCAGTGTCAGCCGTAGCAGAGCCTTGTTCTTTAAGAGACATCCCTTGCCAAACGGTTATCCCAATGTCTGATAATGGAACTGTACCTCCAAAAGCAACTCTATGAACAAAATAAGAAGCACCTTCTGCATTTAGATATACATCTTGATTTGCACTACCATCTCTAAGGGTAAGATATTTTCCACTATAAGTAGCATAAGCTGAATCGTTGTTATCGAAAACATATAATCTATTTTCTCCTGAGCCCCCATTGAAATAATTCAGACCATTACCCGGTTTATAAAAGTGAGTACTGTCACTGGTCCAAGTCATAACACCAGCACTGTCCACTGTAAATTTAGATTCATAAGAACCATCATAGGATAATCTTAGTTGTTCTGTGGTAGAAAGAATCTCTAACTTAGCGTTTGGTGCAGTTGTGCCTATACCTACTCTTGCATTATCAGTTATACGCATTACTTCAGTTGCATCAAACTGTTGAAAAATTAAATCTTTAGAATCTTGCATAGTCCTAATAATAGGATTACTACTTGAGTTCTGAATCCTCAATAACTCTGTACCACCATCGTGATACTGTACACCGTTAGTTGCTGATGTACCATCTAAAACTATACCGTTAGGAGAGTCAATTGTAAAGTTATCACTTGAGTGTGGTGCTAATACTACGCCATCACCTAGTGTAATTAAATTATCTGTTATAGATAATTGAACAGCGTTAGCTGCGCTAATATCTAGAGTGTCAGATGAATGTGTATAATTTAATGCTCCTGCGCCATCTGCTGCACTATCTCCAAAAAGAAGTTGACCATATCCTGCATCATGGGATTTTAATTGAAGTCTTGAATACGCACCACTATCAGTAGACTGTATTCTTGCTTCTTGTGTTGCAGCTCCATATAAATGTAAAGGGAAGCTAGGGGTAGTTGTACCTATACCTAATTGTCCATCAGCATCTAAAGTCATTTTAGTTGTACCATCTATCTTAAAGGTGGTATCTACTTTAGCATCTAGTATTATACCATTAGTAGCTGTTGTGACAGTTTTTAATATTAAATCAGTACCATCACTATAAATATAATGTTCGTCATCTCCGAACTGTAATTGTTTAGTACTATTAACTCTAAAATCAGATTGAACTTGCCATCTAGTTGAAGGCGCAGTCAAATAGTTAATAGAGGGTGCGAGGTGAATACCTTTAGTGCCATCTCCGGCATAAATTGCCATTTCGTTAGTATCCGTTCTTGATATATATCCACCAAGGTCACTTCCAGAAGCATATATACTACCTGAAAAAGTAGCACCACCACGAACATCTAATTTCTTTGAAGGTGCTTCTGTACCTATACCCACGTCACCGCCTGATGTTAAATACATTGTAGGAGTACTACTAGCATCTACAGTAGGAGCGCTTCCTAAAAATACAGCACCATATCTATCATAAGCTATTCTTATCTTCTCAGTTCCACCATCTATTGTAGTAAACTTCATAAAGGTACCAGAATCACCATCGTAATACATTCTACCTCCATATTGAGAAGATTCTCTCAGTTCGATAGAAGCATCATCGCTTCCACCACCATCTACTATAATTTTAGGACTACTACCAGTAATATTAAAATTGGCCCCATCCCACGTAAAGCTGGCCGACCCTTCTATACTGTTTGCTGTAGAAGCTCCAAAGGCTACTTGGTTGTCAGTGATAGAACCACCAATTGTTCCTCCCCCACCTGCGGCGGCTGCATCAGCATAAGCTGTCGTCGCTACCTTAGTAGAGTTATCGCTTGCAGATTGTGTTGTTGCTGTAGTAGTACTATCTATAGTACCTAATAATGCGCCAGCAAAAGTTGTGGTTGTTAATGTACCATCATTCTTTAATTTTAACTTCTCAGAAAAATTAGCCCCATCCATATCAGTACTATATTCCCACACCATATACTGAGGGGCGGTAGATGCTCCAGCTGCTCCTGAAGCTACCTGTCTCCATCCTACTGGGTCTCCTCCTACAGGACTAGATACACCAGATGGTCCATATTTTAAAAAGTATATAGATGGATATCCCGCATTGGCCGCAGGGCCAGTAGGGTCTGTAGCATCCTGTTCTAAAGATAATCTAGGATAATACATAAACTCAGATATATCTGCTGTACCACCTGAATCTCTAATAACCATTTTAGCAGCTTCTAAGGTAGGGTCCATATGCATCTGGTTCCTACTACCTGTCTTGACGTATAAATTACCAGAGGCAGTACCTCCTCCCAACATTGTAGTAGCTCCCGTTGCTGTTAATGTAGTACCAAAATTGGCACTAGTTGTACCAGCTAATGAACCTGTTATGGTTGTATTACCTGATAATAAGGAAGTACCTTCTATTATTGTATTTCCTGTTACATTAAGTGTATCTATAATATTGGTAGCTCCACTAACCGTTAAAGTTCCACTTACCCCTAGAGTTGACTGGAAATCTGCCGCAGTCTTAGCTATATTACTAGCTCCACTAAGTATTATATTATTAGAGCCATCTGTTTGTAGACGACTACTACCAACCAGACCAGTAGCAGCATTATAAAAAGTATTATAGTATTGAGTAGAAGATGTAATAGAACCAGTAGCTACAGCGCTTATGTCAGCAGTCCAATTAGAACCACCGCCAGCAATAACTCCTGTAAGAGTACCAGCGCTTAATGAAGCAGAAGTTGTATAATAATTAGCATCGGAATTAGCTGCCCAGTTTAAACCAGTAGCTGTACTACTGTCTGCTACTAAAGCATAACTATCTGTACCTACAGGTAGTCGAGTGTTTGCACTTCCATAAACCCATATATCTCCTTTGGTTGTTAATGGAGAAGATAGGGTAGAATAACGACCATCTAAGTCTTGAGTTAAATCTCCTAACCCAGACCTACCTAGAGTTAATACTCCAGTAGATGTATTAAAAGCTATAGAAGAAACATAATAATTAGAACCCGCAAAAGATGCCCATGCTAGACCAGATTCAGTTGTATCATCTGCTACTAAAGCATATCCAGAAGTTCCTGCGGTAAGTTCTACAGGTGCTCCTCTAACATTACCACCAATTACACTCCCATGAGTAGATAGACGAGGGAAGGCCCCCGTAGCATCGGAGCGCCATGTACCCGGTATTCTAGTGTTTGTATTTGGTAATGCCAACCTTCTCACGACTCCTTAAAATAATAAAGTGGGAGTGATTAGGGCCCACTCCCTGAGCCCTTGTTAAATAAACGAACTAAGCGTTTATAATAACTACACCGGACATTGGACTTGTAATCTTCAATCCGTATCTCATCGACATATAAGAACCAACAATTCCGAATCCCGGATTTGCTTCTTCTACAGTCAATGGCCTTCTCTCGACATAACTCATTGGTTTAACAGAGTTGTCCCACATGAAAACCCTATCGCTAGGACACCATGCGTTTGTAACAATGTTTAATCCATAGATGCTGCCTACAAGACCACTTCCAAGAGTATTCTTGAATGGAGCAGTTTCTTCTACAACATAAGGGAACGACTCATTTGCCGTTGAACTTATTGCTGTAGTAAAGTCTGCTAAATTCAATAAACTTTTGTAGTGTGCTGGGGAAATCATTAATGTGTTAGCTGTAAAGCCGTGTCCACCAATAAGTTCCATAGCGTCAGTTAAGTCACTCAATGCAATATCACCAGCTGTTGATGATGTTGCAGTTACATAGTGACCTGTTTGAAGCGTGCCAGATGCTGTAAGACCATATGAATAGTTACGTCCCACATTAATTTCAGAACCTTTTCCAAGGAATCCACCATAGACATTATCGCTAAAGTCTACAATATTAGCCTCAGTTGTTCCTGATACTATGCTTGCTCCGTCAACACCGGTTCCAAAACCAGCATCAAGGATACCTAGCAAAGCATAAATAGTGTGTTTTGTAACATGACGGTCTACCGCCCTGCGTGCTTCATTTAAAGCCATCTCTACTTCGTTAAATCTCGAATCTTCTATCATACGACGGGTTACACCTACTGCAAGTCCCCACTCGCCAACAGACACTCTCTCGGAGCGTAAGTTAGTGTGTTGATACTTAGGAGTGTTTCCTTCGTTGATTTCTTCCATACCCATTGAGGGTTTTGCGAATGTGATATCAATATCACCGCCAGTCTCTGTGGTCATAGGTTCTGCGAACATACTCAAAGCTGCAAGGTCTGTGACCTTATAATCTTTGATTGCGTCCTTATAATCTATGAGAACACGTTCCCCTGTTCCACCGGTAGCTGCGTAAGCTCCTGTGTTAAGGGAAGTAAGTAGACCGGGTGCTGTATTATCTGATAATGCGACCATAATTTACCTACCTAGTGGGTTATCACCTTAGTGAGCCCAGCTGCACTGTTGTTCTCTAACGTAGTTGCTTGCGCAATAGGTCCAGCTGCTGCTGCTGTTGCAGTTAGAAGACGACCATCTGTGGTCCCCATCATCATTGCTATGCCAGCATTTACATCTGCACAATTTACGTTTAGAACAACACCGTGTCCAGTGATAACACTGGCTATGTTGCCTGACGTAATGGTTGTTAGCGCATATCCGACTGCTGCAAATTTATTTGTAGAGTCTCCACTGTTAGCATTTACGACTTCGCCACTAGTATTTACTGTTAAAGCATTACCAGCGGTGACGTCTTCACCTGCTACAAATGGAAGGATACGTGCTGGTGCACCACCGTCATTCAGTAATATTTCTGTTGCCATATTTAATTACCTCTTAGTACTTCTGGGTTCAATTTAAATCGCCCAGTTTTTTCGTCCATCTTGACTGCAAATTGCCTTTCGGTCTCTGTTGGAGACAGTTCTTCACCCTCGTTGGATTTACCCTTTCCGAAGGTTCTTTCGGTCTCTTCAGGTACCGGCATTGCAGCAAGAGCTTCGCTGAAACCAGTCAGCCTTGGTTCATCCCAAGCAGTTAATTCCTCGACGCGTGCATCCTTTTTGTCTTCATCAATTGTATTGAATAAGATTTCTTTGGATATAATTGCTTCTACGGTTTCAACTTTTCTAGCTTCTGCTTCTTTAGCGGCTCTCTCTTCCTCAGCTAATTTAAATGCTTCGATTTCTTTCATAGCATCATTATACTGGGATTCAATTTCCGTTTTTGAAGCTGTTGCTTCTTCAAGTTGTGTACGTAGTGACGCAAATTCGCGTTCGACTATGTTTTCTGCCTCGGATTTCACAGGAGTTTCTTCAGTCATATTTATTACCTCTTGTTTCCCGTCTGAACATTCACACGCTCCTTCATGACCTCCACAACCGCAGTCGTGGTCATCTTTCTTAGCATGCAAATCACACGTTTCATTATCATTTTCAATTGTACATTCCTTACAGACGGGGTCCATTGTATTATTATCAATAAAACTCACCTCTGTAGGGCGAATATTCGTTGCGAATGTATCACCCATCACATCTACATCATTGGAAAACCAATCAATGCTTACATGAGTCATATCCCCTTCCTTTACTTTTTCTAGCACTTCTTTACCACTCTCAGTTTTGTTATCTACAGTAGCTAACATCTTAATTGCGGTCATTCCATTATCCATCTCAAACACCTCAGGATTAGCAGCCATGCCAATTAAATCGTCTGATGTCCTTTGATGGTTCAGATATATAGGAAGCTCTTTAAAACTTTCTATATCCTTTCTTAACACCTCAGGTTCTATATAAACCTTTTGCTGTATATCATCTTCTTCATACTCATGAGGCCCTGAAGTTATAGCAATAACAGGAAATGTTGCTGTTTGTACTCCTTCCTCTTCAGTAAATGATATATCTTCGCTTTCTCCTAATGATAAAGCAAAGGTCCTTCTTTTATCTCCTTCTACTAGAGTTCTCCCAAACTCCCTCTCTACACCGTTCTGGTCCGCCCATGTATTACACATAGAACTAGCTAGCCCTTCGTGATTATCAACACCACGCTTTTTTAAGGTAGCTCCTACGGATACTACACATTTTTCATAACTCATGCTCTATCTCCTGTCGCATTGGCAGCGGGTTGGTTACCACGATTCTGTGCTCTAGCGCTCTCTTCTTTCTTGTCGGTGTCTTTTCCACCAGAAACATTAGCGTTCTTATCCGATTGTCCAGCTTGTTTAACAGCTACGTCCTTTAGCATATCTAATTCGACTACTCCTTCTGGGTCGAGACCTCTCTCTTCCCTAACTTCGCCGGGTGATAATACTCCTTCAGATAAATAAATCATATCTGTCTTTGCTTTAGTAAAGGCGTCTTCTACATTAATTTGCCTAAACTTAAATTTCGCTTCGCCATCCTCTATTTGAGGCATTAACTGGGCATTCAAAGCAGATTCAATCATAGTTTGTAGATATCTTACATAAGGTTCGAAAATTGGACGAGCCTTATCTGGGTCGGTCCACATAGTTTTAGGGACCTTTAGTGCCATATGTATTTTATCTAATATATCGTCTGTATATTTACCATACTCAAAGGCACGTTGAGTACCTTGAAGTTCTTTAATTTCTATATCATTACCGTGAATGATATCTTCGCCCGGAGCTAAGTTGTTAAAAGCATCTACTACTTCATTAATCTTATCAGGTCCGTAAGGCATATCTGGTAAACCACACGATATATCAAATCGAGACGAAGCGTATTTATTCAAAGCAGCTCCTATATCTCTTTCTGCATAATCTTTTAAATCTATTAAATAAAGAATAGGGTGAATATCTGATAACCCATACGCGTAATCATCAAAAGGGTTATTTAATAAAGCACATATTTCTTCAGGTTCAAAATGAATATTATCTTTATCATCACCAATATCTTGATAATAGTATTTAATTTGTCCATGTTCATTTCTTTGGACATACATATTCTGGCTAGAACGTAAAACTAGATTATCTCCAGTCCATTCTAAGTAGCCTGTTCCAAAAATTCTGGCGTTCCTAACCCAACCATATAAAATATTCTCTATGTTTATATCTCTAAACATTTCTTCTATGCGTTCTCTTTTATCATCGTCATCTGTTACGATATCAAAATTATCCTTAACTGCATAAAAACAAGGAAGGTCTATCAAACTTCTAACTATAGGGTCAGATAGATATACGTCCATATATATTCTAGGTCTTCCTAAATGTTCTTCATACTTCTTTTTAGTCCCATAAGAAAAGTTATTAGATAGGTTTAATCGTTTGATTATACCTGCTCCAAAACTTACTGGGTCATCCTCTTTAAAGGGAGGTTCGCTTCCGGTTGTGGCGAAAGCTCTTCGTACTCTGTCAAAAATCGCCATGGCTACCACTTAAATAGTAATTGGTATCAGTATATAAAGATTTCGTCATAATGAAAACTTACCTTTTGGATTGAAATTACGTCCTTTTGTTCTAAAAAGGGAAACTCCTGAATGTCTGCCTATATTAGAATTTAGTTGCTGATTAGCTCTAGATTGACCAGATTGGGAAGCAGCCACCGTTGCAGTACCGGGTAACATAGCTAAAGTTGCATGTATACCTAAAACTGAACTATCACAGTAATCGTCATGTTTAGTATCGGGTGCGCTAATGCGTTCTGTCTTATTAGCAGCATCCATAACATATTCTAAATCAACATGTTCCCTAAACCATTTATTAATCACTTTACGAGACACCATATCTAATGGTTCTGGATTGGGAACTTTAATCTTACGTTGTTGCATAAAGGAAACATAATCTCTATATATTTGAGTTTTACTTCCTCTGGGTCCTCCTGTAAATATAAATGGTAAAAAATGAATCTGAGGGGTACTTTGAATACACTCTAATCTGATGTCCTGCTCAATAGCACCACCAATCCCCGTAGCATCAATAATAACCTGACCAACGCTAAAACCACGAGCAATATCCATAATACGTTTTCGTTGATATGGTATGTCATGCCCACCGGTTCTAGGATTGATTTCCTCAAGATATATGAGACGTGCGATATCCCCGAATTCATCTTGCTCCCTAGCCCAAACACTAATAACAGTACTATTGACAGATTTCCCAATGTCAACAGCAACAGTGCAATTTTTGCCGCCATGCTCATAGGTTCCCGGTTCGTAGAGTTCGTAGTCATCATAACATCCCTTAACTTTTTCTGGATTAAATACATTCGAAATACTTTCCACAAATTCACATTCATATTCAGTTCTCCAGTAAATAGAGTCTTCACCCCACTCCATCATTTTAGTTAACATATCTTCTTCAGTATATGCTGGTGAATAAGCATCACCTGTTTCCACTGCATCTCTCCATGTAAAATGTAACCGTGTCCATGTTTCTGCATAAGCGTCATCATATAAATAACGATGCATATGGTTGTCTTTAGACTTTGGTGTACCTAAATTTATGAAAGGGGCCATATTTGAAACTATCGCTGGTTCTACATTATCAATGAACAATTTATCGTCGATGAGTGGGGACTCATCAACAATACAGAACGTAGGGTGTTGCCCACGTATGGATTGACCTTGATTACTAGGCGCTAATGGAGCTCTACGCAACATTGTACCCCCCTTCATGCGTATATGGGGCTTATTGTGAAATTTATAATTATCTACTAAGCTATCTAAGAACTTATTATCTTTAAAATTTCTATAGATATATCCAAAGATTAATGCTGCTTGGTCCTCTGATGGAGCCAAAACAAAGATTAAATCTCTAAATCTCTTAAAAAACATATATATTGTAGCCGCAACAGCGAGTGCGTATGATTTTCCACTACCTCTTGGAGCTAGAATAGCTAATTTTCTTTGTTTACTGTGTTTAGGATGAGTTAACGACTTAACAACTATGATTTCTTGAAGTGGTCTTAGTTGTAAAGGGCGTTGTTTATTGTCTAATAGATATGCACCACAGAAGGCACGTATCAATTTTTTCATTTTTTCTTCACTGTGTCTACAATCTTCGAATATATTCTCTAAAGCTCTTGAATCATGTACACCTTTACCTGTCAGTGCTGCTTGTAGTTTCTTCGATTCGTTCTTCACTTGTGTTGTCATCGTTTAAATCCTCTAAAAAGCTAGCGAAACCTTCAGTTGTAGTCTCTAATACTGTAGGTATCTCTATATTTAACGCTCTGAATTCCGTATGTATGTCACGAACGATTGAATTTCTTTGTCGCAAGAGCTCTGTTCGTAAGTTAATGTCCCGAATATGTATAGTAATTTCTTCCCACAAAATATCTTCAAGAGCGAGATTGCGAGCCAGCAAGCGTACAAGTTCTTTATGACGTTCATATTCTCCTTCTCCTACCCGCTGGCGTAACCGCTGCTCATATTCTACTTCGTTCAAAGCTTTTTAGCTTCTGCTAAAGCGTCTTTTGCTTCTGTCTTAACGACGGCTACGAATTTATCATCGTTTTGGTCGTATGCAGACATTATTACATTTCTGAGCATTGCATCTTTTACATGCTTTTGAGCTGCTTCATCCAGCTTCTCGTAAGCTTTAACCTGTGCTGCTGTTAGGTTCTTATCTAATAATTCGAGAATTTCTTCATCGTATTTCTTAAGATATGGCATAACCATCATCCTAACTGCTGGTACAGTGTATGCAATATAAGCAACTAGTGCTCCTATAACTGCAACCGCGAGCATAAGCTCGGGTGAGTCTTGTAATGCATCCATTAGACCATCTAACATTCCAGATTCGCTTACATCATTTGCAGTAACATTACTGGTTGTATTTGTATCATTTGCAGTCTGATTTGTATCCAATGCAGTATTGTTGTTGCTTGTTTCGTTTGTTGTGTTATTTGACATAGTTTTCTCCATGTTGGGGCTCCCACGATGGCACTTGCGTTAAGTATCCTGTGGAGCCTTGGCCCTTCAGCGAGAGCCCATATACAGGTAGAATCTCTACCTATATAAAGTTTACTTCTAACAGGCTGCGGTCTCTGCCGTTTTAGCTGCGCCTACTCCTGCTGTCGCAACTACTACTGCTGCGTCTGCATTTGCATTTGCTGTTGTTGCTGCGGCTAGAGCTGCTGTTGCTGCGGCTAACCATGCATCGGCAGCTGGATTAAGTCCTAGTTCTGCTCCTGCTGCAACTGCTGCTGCTGCTTCATCTGCTGCTAACGGTGGTATTGCTGCCGCTGTTACTGCCGCTGCTGCTACCGCTGTTGCTAATATTCCTTCTGCTGCTGTTACAGCCGTTTTTGCTGCTTTACATGCTGTTGTTACTTCTTCTGTCATAGTTTCTCCTCGCAACATTTACAGTTGCTTTCTTTCAGTGCATTCAATTGCTCTTGCATTTTTTGTACTTGGTCGTACAACTCTTTTACTTCAAAGTCGTTCATTTTTTTATTTCCTCTTCTTCGTGTTCATGGTCATCCCCATTACGGAATGTACCCTTTCTTGTTTGTTCTATCTGACTGTTCTGTTGAGCAGTCCATAACTCTAATACCTTATATATAATAACTAATGCAGGTGACCCTATGATTAGTAATACTGACTTATAAGATTCTATATCTTCTACTATCTCTGGGTGACGGAATGCCATTGTTACTAAGAATATAGATAGTCCTACCCAAGCCATTACGACTGGTGCTGCTACTAACATCATCATGAAGTTAGCGAAGTTCCCATCAGGGTTTGCTGCATCTTTCTTATGATTACTCATTTAATTCCTCTTTTAATTCTTCATATTTTAACATCTGCTGTTTGACCAGCATCTGTTTAATATCATCTACTGTTGATAATATCATATCTAATTTGTTTGTTAAATGCAACATATCTGTTGCGTTCACGACTCCTCCTTACAACATGGGCACGCACATTTGTTACAACAACCACAGTCTATGCAACACATTATTCAGGAGCCTCCACTCGTATCATTGGGATTTCAAATTGTTGTTGGAATATATATGTTTCATCTACCTCGTCCCATACGAGTAATGCTACCCACATAGCCCAATCACCTTCTGTTTCGTTAAGTTCTTCGAAAGTGAAATTAAACCAGTGGTCATCCCAATTATCACCACTAACAGTCATATATATGTCTGTCCAATTATAATCACCAGACTCTTCGTGCCATACGTCCACATAAACTAACACAGATGCATCATAATCACTACACTCAGCATCTATATCTGTTAATACGGATATACCTTCAGCTGTTTCGTTCACCCAGTAAACAGACATATTTTCTGTTTCTTGGTCATACCAGCCGGGGTAAAAAAGTACTGATGTAGAATTACATTCAGGTTCTTCATATTCATCCTCATAATCACATGAACCATCATCTTCAGTAGCTTTGTCATCATAATTATTAGCATCTATATCCATACAACCATAGATAGCAGCTGTTTCATTTGCACTACCATTACCGTCGTTTAAAATTACGCAACGTCCATCATCATGTGTAGCTTGCTCATCATAGTTTTCAGCTTCGGGATTAGTGCAACCATATATAATAACTAAAAAGTTACAACTTCCGTCGTCGAATGTAGCTTGTGGGTTATAATTGGTGGCGTCTGTCTGTAGACAGCCCCCGATGGGACCAATATCTTCATCACCATTAAAGTAATCGTGAATGATAGACATGTTGGCCCCCCCACTCAGAAGCGCTAGCAACACGATAGTGATTATAGTTCCTATCTTCTTACCTACTTGGGTCTCCCCAATCTTATCAGCAGCTTTACCGATAGTCTCGAATAACTTTTCGTCATCCTCTTCAGGTTTCTTGGAGCCTCCTATGCCTAGGATTTCGCGTTCCTCCTCAGAAATCACGTTTATGGCTCCATAATCATCGCGCGCCATGTAATTTCTTAGAACGAGGACATATATAAAGATTACTCTTAATCAAACTCGGGAAACTGTTCTTGGTTATCAAGCTCTATTTGTCCCTTCATCTTTGTATCAATATCTGCATATGTCTCTTTACTTTTCTTAAACTTAGGTTTCCATTTAGGAATTACCACGTCGCACGGTCCACCGTTGTGTTGCTTATTAAACGAACACCACTTACAAAGATTCTGGGGTTTCTGTTCATAGCGTTCCTCATATTCCTCACGCTCTTTTAAACAGTTGTGTACCATCTTAATTAAGTCCTTGGCTTCATCAAGCACGCTCTGTGTAACTTTCACAAAGAAGGTATCATCAAAGCGAAGGTAATTAACGCCCACAAACTTCGGCATCTCGCCCATCTCTAATGTGTACAAGAATGCGTAGATAATCAGCTGGCGATAATAATCCTCTGGGAGGTATGCACCATAGCGCTTACTGGTCTTGTAGTCCAGCAAAGTTGTACCACCATCGAAATCATTACA